GCCCCCCCTCCAGCCTTCCTCCAGCCTTCCTCCAGCCTTCCTCCAGCCTTCCTCCAGCCTTCCTCCAGCCTTCCTCCAGCCTTCCTCCAGCCTTCCTCCGGCCAACCTCCAGCCCGGTACCACCCCATATTCAACCCATATTCGCGAGGTGGTACACTGTTTATCGGGCAAGCTCCTGAAAAGGATGCTTAAGGGATGCTTAAGGCCAGTAAGCTCCTTACCGGAGCCCAATAAGATCCTGATAAGAGCCTTACCGGGGGCCAGAATAAGATGCCGGGGAGCGGCATTAAATAACCATATTCAGCCGGCATTTAATATAAACCGTCGACAGACCATCAAACAGACCACCAGATGACAAGGAAAGCTGAACCCTTCAGCCGCGCCGACTTCACCATCAAGCTCGCACGGGAGCACTTTGGCTACGACCCGGAGCTGGGGCGCGTGATCCGGCTCAGGAACCCGCGGCGGGGACCGCAGACGGCCGGCCAGATCGCCAGTAAGCCCGATAGCGCCAACGGGCTGCGGCGGGTCAAGTTCCGGGGCCTGCTGATCTACGAACATCATCTGGTCTGGGCACTCGTCAAGGGCGAGTGGCCCGTGGCGGGGCTCAGACATCGCGACGGCAACGGCGAAAACAACCGGATCGGGAACCTGGTGGAGGCCACCCGCACGGTTCAGAGCAACAGACTTTTACAGACTGGGGACCGGGCGGATGAAAACCTGCCACTTTCCGGTGTCGTCCCGACTTCCAGCGGAAAATTCAAGGCTTTGATCTATCGGGGCAGAATGTGGTACCTGGGGACTTTCGAGACCGCCAAAGAGGCCTCTCAAGCTTACGAACGGGCCAAAAAGGTGTTGCACAACCCCCTCAATTGCAAAATCCCGACCGAGGACCTCCTGAATCTCCTCTTTTAAGCTCCCCAACCCCGGTAACAGCAGACTTTTGAGACGCCGGAGAGGCTCTCCAGGCTTACGAAAAGCCAAAAAAGTGTTATCAACTGTAAAATTCCGGAGGAAGACCTCCTTATTTAAGCTCTCAAGCTCTCTCAGGCTCTTTACCAGCCCCAATCCGGGCTGTATAGTTCGAGCCATGCTTCATGATCTGTGGTGGTGAGTGAGGCAGGAGAGGATGCAAAATCCTCTCTTCAGACGGTTGGAGTGGCCAGCTTTGACCGTCACCCCGCCAGGGGGCATCAATAGTTTTGATCCTTGGTAGTTTCTTAGCCCCCGGTCGGGTCGCTCCCGCCTGGGGGCTTTCTCCATTTCTGGCGCCTTGAACCGTTTCCGGACAAGGTTCAGGCGCTTTTTGACCAGGTTCAGTAGCTGTCCTCGCGGTTGAACACGTGCAGGCTCAGGCGACGCTCAGCCTCTCGCCAGAACGGCCCGTCGGGGTACTCGACGAACCCGTCACACCCACAAGTGTGAGGTTTTCGTAGCAGATCTCCTGCCCCCCCAGCTCCGTGCCGGTGATTGAAAGCCTGAATCCGAACTCGGAAGCCAATTCCCTCATCTTGGCTCTGAACTGCGTCGATCCAACAGGCCTCGCAGACGCCGGCCCGACGCAAAAGGACCAGTACGCCTGGTAAAGCCTCGTTTCCGGAACGGATATGCGGGTCGAAGTCTTCGATCCAGCGGACTCCACGCTCTGGAGAGCGCTGATCCGCACCTTGCCGCTCTCCGTGAGAAAAAAACGTACGCTGTTATTGATGTTGGCCACTTCGCGCATGACCTGCACATGCGAAGCGGGCAAGGTGAACTCACTGGCCACGCGCAGCCGCGCCATCGCCTGCACCGCCCACGCGACAATTGCTTCGCGTTCCTCAACGACGATCAGGTCCCCGAGGTCCAGGCGCCGCTCACTCGCCCGGACCGGCCGGTTGAACTGGAACACGAGCCACCTGCGGTTAAACCCCTCGGAGGTGTCCTCGGTGCGCGGGTAATGGTTGCCCGCGAACCAGTGCGTGCAGATTGGCTTGAAGCGGAAGATCTGGTCACCCTTCATCTGGCCGCTCATCTCGGCGCCATCGATGATGTCCTTGAACTTCTGGCCATCGATGAGCTTCCTCTCCGACAGCTCCCCCGCCACGTTGATGATCTTTTCAAACATCTGGGTGGGCAGGAACCTGTCCGACCAGTCATTCGGCGGCACCGCGCAGCGCGCGTTGTCGGGCACCAGCGACTGCGCGATTCTCAACAGCTGGGATTTGCCGGATTTCGGCGCCCCCTGCAGCAGGATCGCGCGCTGATAGCGCGGGCCGAGACCAAACAGCGTCACCGCGAGCGCTTCCTGCAGTGCATCCACCTTCTGCTGGTAATCGTCGTCCTCGGCCCAGCACTTCTCCAGAAACTGGAAAAAAAGCGGGGCCTGCCCGGCTGAACCCGGCAGGTAACGGAATGGCAGCGTGTAGACCATCCCGTAAGCGGGGTCGTGCGGCAGCAGCTTGAGGTCTTCCGTCAGGAAACCGTTGGCGAAATTCACGCCGCGCACATCCAGCGCCTTGATGCCCTGCGGCAGCACCGTCTTCATCAGGCCGTGGATGCCCCGGATGTCGCTGAACTTCTTGCAGGCGATCAGGTGCCCGTAGTCGGCGCTGATGCGCGCCTGCACATAGGTGTCGTCGAGCTTTTCCCAGTGACTGCCCGCCCACTTCCAGATCGTGCCGTTGTGGGCCTTCACGGGAAACAGCTGCTCCAGGTCCCGGATCGCCGCGCGCGCGATCTCCGACTGGTCCTGGCCGCGGATGTCGCCCATGCGCAGCTCCTTGATGCGGCTCTTGAGCGTCGTGATCTTGACCCCGAGGCCCCCGGCGTTCGAGATGTAGTCCAGCAGCCGGTCCTCCTCGAGCTTGTTGAGCGACGTGGCGCTCGAGATCTTCAGGAGCGCCCGGTCGATCGCCGCCGCGCGCTGGGGCGAATCCTTGGGCCACCGTTCGAACTCGTCGATCAGGAACTGCTTGATCAGCTCGAACGTCCACTGCTCCTGCTCCCGCGTGAATTCCAGCCCCCACGCCTGCTTTTCTTCCTCCGTCAGGCCGTCATCCCAGCCGCTGGGCAGCACCTTCTGCTTGTCGAACACGTCGCGGTGCAGGAAGCGGATCAGGTTGCGCACATGCTTGTCGACATCGATCGGGTCGCCCGCGACGTGCTCGGTGAAGTCGCTCGCGTACGCCTGCAGCATCCCGATCGCCTCCTTCACCGACCGGTCACCCCGCATCACCGCGTAGGCGAACAGGCCCGCGCGCTCGGTCAGGCTCGTGTCGCGCGAACCCGCCGACGCATAGTCGACCACGCGCGTCCAGCCGCTGTGCGACAGGTCGACCCCCGCCTCGGTGAGCGCGGCGCGCAGCATCGACTCGATCTCGGCATCCAGCGCGCTCAGCTGCGTGTGCACGTCGACGAGATCGCAGCTGGCCTCGTACGCGCGGCCCGTGTCCGGATGGATCGACGGCGGCAGCACCGCCTGCGTGCGCGCCGAGAGCAGCTCGACGATCGTCTCGCCACTCGTGTTGCGGATGCGAAAGGTCTTCAGGCCCGTGTAGCGGAACGCCAGCATCGCCCCCTTCCTGCCGACCCGGCGCCACGGCGACGGGGGCAGCAGCTGCTCGATCACGGCGACCAGCCGCTGGTCGGTGGTGTCGATGTCGACCATGCAGATCCCGGACTGCGGCCCCAGCACCAGCCCGATGTTGCCCCCGGCGCAGCTCTGAAGCCACTGCGCCTGCGTCTCAGGCTCCACCGGCTGGTCGAAGTAGCGCGACCAGTCCATCGGGATCGGCTTCTTCTCGCGGGGATACAGCGGGATCACGGGCAGGCCCGCTTCAAGGTAGCGGGGTGCGGTCAGCGCAAAGATGGCGGGGCGTTCGTTACTCATGGGCGTGTTGGATGTCTTCGCTGGGGGTGGTCGGCGTCGCGTCATCGTCGGTGCTCTGGCGGGCCAGTGCGCTACGCAGCCGGTCCATCACGTCGGTGCGCTGGGCGGGTGACAGAACCTCTTCCATGATGGCGAGCACCGTGTCCTGGAAGCTGCGGATCTGCTTGACGCCCAGCGCCCGCTCACGTGCGCTCACCAGCCGCTCCAGCAGGCTCGTGGCGACACGGAAATACGCCATCCGCTCGGTCTGATCCGAGTCGCCGATGGTCTTGCCGTAATTTTTCAGCTCCGAGAACACCGAATAGAGGTCGACATCGAGGTTCGAGTCGATCAGCTCCTCGGTGATGAGGATCATCGGTGGCGGGGGTGACCTGGGGTGGTCCTGTTCGGTCTTGCCGCGTGCCGCGAGCGAGATGATCCCGGTGAATTCGGGGCTGTACGGACACCCGGGATCCGTCAGGTAGGCGCCATCCTCGAGGGCCAGCTTGAAGACGAGCCTGAATGCCCATTCGGCATGTTCCCCGATCTCGGGGAAGTGGCGGTCGCTCATGGTGTCTCCGGTCGAGGAACAACAATAGGCCCTCCCGCACCACGATGAAACCAGAATCAGCACGACTATCTGATAGACGGGCGCGTCTATCGGATGGTCGTGGTGGCGTGTCTGTGTGATCAGATCCACGCCGGAACCGCTGAAAATTCCGTCAGTGCGCCAGATGCATCGGCTGCGCCACCAGGCGCACACCCAGGGCAGCGCAAACGCGGCTGATCGTTTCGAAGCGCGGTTCGCTGCCGGGTCGAAGAGCTTTGTACAACGCTTCGCGAGCGATGCCGGAATCCTTCGCAACCTGTGACATTCCCCGTGCACGGGCAATGTCGCCGATGGCAGCGGCCAGTAGTGCCGGGTCGTTCTCTTCAAGAACGGTTGTCAGGTATGCCGCCACTTCCTCTTCGCTGTTCAGATATTCGGCCGCATCGAACTCGGAGAGTTCGGAAACCTTGATTTTTCTGGTCATGGTCAATCCTCCAGGGATTTCGCCAGCGCAATGGCTCGCCGGATGTCGGCCTGCTGGGTGGACTTGTCACCGCCGCCCAGCATCACGATCATCAGTTCGCCGTGCTGGACGTAATACAGGCGCCAGCCTGGCCCGAAATGTTCGCGCATCTCGAACACGCCTTCGCCTACAGGCTCCACGTCGCCCAGATTGCCAAGCTGGGCCTTGCGCAGCCGTTTGATGAGGCGCTGCCGTGTCAGCCCGTCCTTCAGGCCTTTGAGCCAATCGGAGAACTCATCGAGCTGTTTCACCGTGCAGGTCATTAATCAATTGTAATCGAATGATTACACAATGTCAATCCGGTGAGGTCGGCATTGGCCGTTGGCAGGTAGCGCCGGGGCGCTGGCAGGTTTTCTTTGTAATACAGGTTCCCGTTGTTCAGAATGGCGGCTATTCCCCTGGGCCTCCTGATGAACCAGTACCTGCAGCAGCTTCTCGAGCGAGCCGAGAACCGCTGGTCCAATGACCGCGCGGGGATGTCGTATGGCGACTGGATGTGCGAGAACACGCTGCTGGGTGACCGGCCCTTCAGTTTCAGGCGTTATCCGTTCCAGAAACAGATCGCCGACGACATGCACGACAACCTGGACGTGGTCAAGCCCTCCCAGGTGGGGCTCACCGAGCTGCAGATCCGCAAGGTGCTGGCGTTCATCGCGCGCGTGCGCAACGTCTCGGTGATCTACACGCTGCCCGATGAAAAGATGATGGAGCGCATCTCGGCCGGCCGCATCCGGCCGATCATCGACAACAACCACGTCTTCAACCTTGAATCGATCGGTGCCACCCGCCCGACCCGCACGCGGGAGATGATGCAGGTCGGCAAGTCGTTTCTGTATGTCACCGCGGCCGGCGAAGGGGCGGCGACGTCCATCTCGGCCGACATGGTGGTCAATGATGAGGTGGACCTCACCGACCAGTCGATCCTGGCCCTCTTCGGCTCACGCCTGCAGGGCTCCGACTACCGGATCAACCACCGCTTCTCGACGCCGACCTTCGAGGACTACGGCATCGACCAGACCTTCAGGGTCAGCGACCAGCACGAGTACCTGCTCAAGTGCGCGCACTGCAACCACTGGCAGGTGCCTGACTTTGAGCGCCCGTTCGTGCGTATCCCAGGACTTGCCGACAGTCTCGCTTTCGAGGAGATCGAGGAATCGATGATCGATGCCGGCGTGATTGACCTTGATACCATCACGGTGTGCTGCGAGCACTGCGGCGCTCTGCTCAACCTGGGGGACCACGAGCACCGCGAGTGGGTCGCGAAGCATCCGTCGCGCAAGCACGCACGTGGCTACCGGGTGCGTCCGTTCACGACCGAACGGCTCGATCCGAAGTACATCCTCACGCAGCTCTTTCGCTACAAGCGCAAGGACTTCCTGCGCGGCTGGTACAACACCGTGCTCGGGCGCTCGCACACGGGCGGTGACCAGCGCCTGTCTGATGCCGATATCAACGCCGCGTTCACCGAGCTGATGCTCAAGGCACCGCCGCTTCCGGGGCTACCGGCGTGGATCGGCGTCGACGTCGGCCAGACCTGCCACATCGTGGTCGCTCAGGGCTATGACGTCAGCTCGATGCACGTGCGCGAGTTCATCACGGTGCCGGTGGCGCGTCTGATCGAGGAGCTGCTGCGCATCTGCGTTGAGTATCGCGTCGTGGCGGGTGCCTGTGACCGTCACCCGTACACGCCGACGGCCGAGGCCGCGCGCGATGCGACGTACGGGCGCGTGCTGCCCAACGAGTACCGCGGCGCGAAGGAAATCAACCTGGTCAGGGATGCGGCGGGCGAAACCATCTACATGCAGACCAACCGCACCATGCTGCTCGACGAGGTCGCGCGGGCGGTGCGTCTGCATCGCATCCGCTTCTCGGGCTACGGTACCCAGAAGGCGGCCATCGTTGAACATCTGAAGGACATGGTCCGTAACGAGGAACCGGAGAAGGAAGCCGAATGGAAGAAGCTGAACGGCAACGATCACTACTTTCATGCGCTCGGATTCATGTTGTCGGCCGTGAAGCTGCATACCACCAACGCTTCTGCCCTCTTCAACACCGAAACGCGCGCTGTCATCGCCCTGACTGGAGCTGATGTGGGTTTCAACGCAGCACCGGGTCTGGTGACTCACAAATCCACCACCAACAGGCTGATCTATGGCCACCACGCCCAAAACATCCTCCACCTCTAAAGGCCTGGGCGGCACCATCGGGTCGGCTCTGGCCATCCTGCTGCCACGGGCGAGAGCCGGCAAGGGCTTGTCGATGCCGGGGACCTACAATCCCTCGGCACCCGACCAGCTGCTCACGCTGCCGACCTATCGCGAGCATCTGACCGATATCTTCGCGACCCGTACCGCGAATGACTCGCGCGCGCTGATCAAGTCGCTGTTTGTCCAGGATCCGGACATGTCCGCATCGGTCAACGCGTTCCTGACGGTGGCCAACACCGACATGGTGCCGATCGTGCGCGATGTGAACGGGATGATCGACCGCGACGGCATGAAGATCCTCAACGCGGTGATGGAAGCCTACGACACGCGCTTTGACTATACGAAGGGCTTCGACATGCGCCCGTCGTTCAAGGAGCTGGCCGAGAATTTCCGCTACCTGCTGCTCGCAGGTGGCTCGTTGCCCGTCGAGATGGTGCTCTCGAAGGCCTTCACGCCGGATGAATTCCGCATGATCGACCCCGTCACGCTGTGGTGGAAGGAGACCCAGCCGGGTGTGTTCGATCCGATCCAGCGGACCAAGAATGGCCAGCTGATCGACCTGTCGATTCCGACCTTCTTCGTCAAGTTCTTCCGGCGCGATCCCACCAGCATCTACACCTACTCGCCGTTCGTCTCGTCGATCAACACGATCGCCGCGCGCCAGCAGGTCATCAACGACCTGTACCGGATCATGCAGCTGACCGGCTACCCGCGCCTTGAAGTGAAGGTGCTGGAGGAGGTTGTCCTTAAAAATGCCCCGCTTGAGATCAGGACCGACCCGCTCAGGCAGAAGCAGTATGTTGAAAGTGCGCTCGCGCAGGTGACGGGCAACGTCTCGAACATCCGTCCCGACCAGGCCTTCGTGCACACCGACTCGATCGACGTGGCGATGATCAACGACAGGCAGCCGGGGATGGCGCTGGACATTTCGAAGATCATCGACACGCTCAACTCACAGAACCAGGCGGGTTTGCGCACGATGGCGACCATCATCGGACGCGGCACCTCGGGCGTGAACACCGCCTCGGTTGAGGCGCGGGTCTTCAGCATGGTCGCCGAGGAGCTGAACCAGCCGATTGCCGATCTCTTCTCCGACATGCTGACGCTCGCGATCCGCCTGCAGGGCTCGCAGTCGGCGGTGACGGTCAGGTTCCGCCCGGTTGAGCTGCGCCCGCTCACTGAACTTGAACCGCAGCTGACGATGCGTGCCGCGCGCCTGAAGTCCGACCTGTCGCTGGGCATCATCGACGACGACGAGTACCACCTCGAGATGTACGGCCGCATCCGTCCGGACAGCGCGCCGCTGCTGAGCGGCACGAACTTCATGCCGGGAACCAACGTGCAGGTGTTGACGGCCCAGGACATGCAGCTCCAGCCGAACACCGACCAGAGTGCATCCAACAGTACAACGAACCAGAACTCACCAGTGCCTAACGCGAAGAAGGTCAGCCCCAACTCCGATCCGCTGGGTCGATCGCTGACACCCAAAGGTTCGAAGTCCGCAACAAGTAACACGGTCAAACCGTAAAAAATCTTTGACTCCTAACCATGGCGGTCTGAATAATACGGCTACTTTCACCGAGCAGTCATATTTGAACCAGACTGGTATGCCCAAGAGCATCGCGATCACCCCTCGCATCGAACAGCTCATCTCCCGGAACAACGGGGGTGAGCACATTGACCTCCATTCAATTGCGGTGTTCGAGGCATCGGTGCTGAACACGCGTCCGCTCTCGCAGCCGGGGTCACTTTTCGACAAGGGTGTGACCACCATTGAGACGCTCAACCAGATGGCGACGTATCTGAACAGCGGCGGACTGGTGCCGCTTCAGACACTTCATCAGAACGGTGACGAGCTGCCGGTTGGCCGCTTCTTCTACGGTGAGGTGCTGCCGTCAACCACGGGTGACGGCTCGAACGAGCTGGTGTGCCTGTTCTATCTGCCGAAGTCGGAGTCCGACCTCGTGATGAAGATGGACAACGGCATCATCGACGAGGTCAGTGCGAGCCTCGTTGCGCAGCACCTGCTGTGCTCGACGTGCAGCTGGGACTGGCGCAGTGCAGACGCGACGTTTGCGAACTTCTATGACCGTACCTGTGGCAACGATCACGTGCTGGGTGCCGATGGTGTCCATCTCAGCATCAGTGGTCTGGACCGGTGGACAGAAACGTCGCTGGTGTCGAAGGGGGCGGCGAACAACGCCAAGATTCTGGGCCGCACGAAGCAGCGGCTTGGCCAGGAGCAGTACGACCGCCTGGCGGCTTCGGGAATCGTACCCGAGCAACTCATGCTGATTGCCACCACCACCGAAACCCGGAGTCCGAAGATGGATAAAGACATGACCGAACTGATCGAGGGCCTGGCCACCACCAGGGCCTCGCTCACACTCAAGGAAACCGAACTCGCGACGGCCAATGCCCGCATCACCGAGCTGACGGGAGAAACGACCCGGTTGAGCGCTGAAGTGGCGACCCTGAAGGCAGGTACCACGTTGACCGAAACCACTGCGCAGCTCACGGCTGCCCAGGCGCAGGTCACCGAACTGACGGCCGCAGCAGCTGCGAGCGCCACGGAGCTGGCGGACACGAAGGCCAAGCTCACCACGGCTGAAGCGCAGATTGCCGTGCTGCAGGCGGGTGCCGGGGCGGGTGGCCGGGGCGAAGGCGCGGGCGCTGGCAGCAGCCGTGAGGTCAGGCCCAGTGCCCGGAACAACGCGTTCAAGGCCCCCCCGCGTTAAGCGTCAAGCGTTAGTCATCACCACCACATGAGGACACTTCAATGAGCAACGCAATTGGTAGCGGCGTATCGCTTCGCGGTTTCTATGATGACGACGCGCAGTACACGTTCCTGCTCGCGGCGGGTATCACCCGTGACGATCAGGGCAAGGCCGTCACGCTCGACCCCACCGCGGTCAACACCGTGAAACTGAGCGACGACGGGGAGCGCATCATCGGCCGGCTGGAAGTGGTGGAAATCCGCGCGCAGGAAGGTGTGAATGTCGGCACCGTGTCGATCCAGGGGTCGCTTGACTACCCGGTCAAGGACGGCGAGGTGCTGGTCAACGGCGACTCACTGGTGGGCGGTGGCGGAGGTACGGTCAAGAAGGCGGGGACCGGCGTGTTCACCAATCTTGTGGCGACCGGCGAGATGAACGGCACGAACATCGTCGCCATCAAGGACTAAAAGGAAAGAACATCATGGCTGACCTGATCGATATTCCCCGTCAAGCGCCCGAAGTTGTGCTGGCTGGCCTGCGGCCGGCTGATCCGAGCGACCAGGGCCGCTCGGCCGATGCAGGTCGACGTCTCGTGCGTCTTGCTGCGGATGTCGGCCTGGGCATGCGTGATTACCTGACGCTGGCGATTGACCCGCGGACCTCGTCCGAAGCGCAACGCTACGATGGCCTGAATGGCTACGAAGCGGCGCTCGCCTATCTCAACCTGCCGGTACGTCAGGATCTTGAACAGGGTGTGCTGCTGCAGGCGGCGTCTGAATCGTTCCAGACCTATCCGGGCACGCGCGCGATGTTCCCGGAGGTGATGGATGACATCCTGCGCTGGCGCAACCGTCAGGACCAGCTCGAACAGGTCGGCCCGCTCGTGTCGCAGTCGCGCACGATCAGCGGCGCCGAGATGATCTCGACCTTTGTCGATGACGACTCGAACGAACGTGGCACGTATACGGTGAGTGAATTCGGCCAGGTGCCGGTTCGCACGATCCGTACGTCGCAACAGACCGTCGGCATCTTCAAGCACGGCTCGGGCTACCGGACCTCCTACGAATTCAACCGCCGCGCCTCGCTCGACATCATGACCCCGTTCGCCGCGCGCGTCGCCCGTGAGCTGGAGATCTCGAAGGTGCGCGCGGCCACCAGCACGCTGATCAACGGCGACGGCATCAACCCGGCCGCCCCGGTGGTGCAGGTATCGGCCTTCGGCGGGGATGCCACCAAGGCGTTCTCGACCAACTACAAGGCGCTGGCCAAGTGGCTGATGGCGCGCGCGAAGGCGGGGTATCCGATCGACACGATCCTGGGTAACTACGACATGTTCGTCGAGATCCTGTTCATGTTCCAGCCGGTGCTGGGTCTGGGGGGCTTCACGGATATCCAGGCGCTGGTCGCGCAGGGCACGCCGAAGATCAACACGAACCTGCCGATCCTCAACAAGTCGGTCAATTTCGCGTTGTCCTCGGGTGTGCCGGAAGGTCAGCTGGTCGGCTTCACGGTGGCTGAGACGCTCGAAGAACTGGTTGAAGCCGGTTCGAACATCGCGGAAAACGAGCGTTCGATCGGGAACCAGTCGATCACCTACGTGCGCACCGAGAACACCGGCTACAAGCTGGCGTTCCCCGACACGCGCCAGGTCCTCGACGTGGCTCACTGAGCCCCGGCCCGGGCTGGAGAAAAAAGGCCCGCCCTCACCGGGCGGGCCTTTTTCAATTACGGATGGCACCATGAAGATTCTCGCGCAGACCCTTGGCACCTTTCAGCTGCTCGACAACCTTACCGGGGATCTGATCCCGGCGTCGCGCCCCGCCGTCATCACGAAAACGAGCTTCACCACCGCGCGCGCCGCGATCGAGCAGGTCAGGATCCTGGCCGAGCTGAAGGACGACGCGACCGACGCCGAATTCAGAAAGCACTGGGAGGAGGCCGGGGGTGACTACGACCTCGCGGTTCAGTCATTCCTGTCGGCGTATGGCGCGGACCCGGCCGTTGAGGTAGCGGAAACAGAGGCCCAGCCCGCCCCCTCGAAGCGCCGGGGCCGCGCATCATGAAATGGTTCCTGGCCGGTGAAGACATCACGCTCGAGGCCGAGGTGGTGGCTGGCGGCATTCCCGCCCAGCCGGATGCCGGCACGGCCAGCGGCACCGTGCGCGACCCGGCCGGCACGATCCTCCCCGGCCTCGACCATGTCCCCCTTGACGTACCGGGCACCACCATCTCGCTGGTCGTGCCTGCGGCGCAGAATCTGCTTGCCAGCGGCGCCGACTCCGAGGCCCGGTACGTCACCTTTATCTACCGGGTGAACGGCCAGAGCCACCAGCAGACGCTTGCCTATGCGCTCTATCCCTTCCTGCCTCTCGAAACCAACGAGGACGCGGTACGGGCCGTTATGGGCCTCTCCGTTGACGAGCTGCCCGATGACGACATCGAGATCATCCCGGCCTGGTTCAACCTGCGTGATGAGTACGGCACCGACTTCACGAACGCCTTCACGATGACGGGACCCAGGCGCACGGCGGCCAACCGTGTGCTCGCGGCGCGCGCGGCACTCAATACGCTGCCTTCGCTGCAGCTGCGTCTGGTGCAGTCCCGGCAGGTCGAGAATGCGCAGTTCTCCCGCTGGGACTGGATCGATTTCGACAGGCTCAAGAGCGACCTCGTCGGGGTGCTCAGCTCGAACCTCCAGCTGCTCAGCACCAGCCTGGCGCTGACCCTGGCCACCCAGCAGACTTTTTTCACCGTCTCCCATCCCGTTGACCCGCTGACCAACGCCTGATGAGCCACCTCTCCCCCCTGAACCGCGAGCTGGTCAACCTGTCGCAGGGCAACGCGAAGCTCTGGGGGATGGTGAGCGCACCGATCGCCCGTACCGGCACCGAGGCCTTCGGGCCGCCGCAACGGATGCTGCATGCGCGTCGCGGTTCCGTGGCCCAGGCGGGCGACATCGTGATGGATCTGGGCGAGCGTTATGTGCTCGGCTTTTTTAACCAGACCGCGAGCGACGCCATCTTTCGCATGTACCGCCTGCCCTTCCTCGCTGATGTCAGGCGGATGGTGACGACGGCCGACCCCGTCAGCGGCTTTCCTCGCAATACCGGTGAGCAGACGGTGGCCCGTGCGTGGTATGACCTCCAGCCGAATGGTTTCGGCAAGGATCTCGACAAGCTCAACCGGGCGAAGTACCGGCTCATCACGGGCTTTGCGCTGAAGGTCGGTGATGTGCTGGATGGCCACAAGGTGGTGAGCGTTTCGCTCGAGCTGGGCGTCAACGTGGCCGAGGCGGAATGATGGCACCGGCCTCGCTGTCGGACCAGTCCGCCGCGCTCAGGGCGTTCGTGGAAGACCGTTTCTTCTCGACGGTGACGGACCAGCTGGCCGCGTCCGCCGACGGGATCGGGGTCGAGATCCAGTCCGTGCTGACGCAACTGCTGAAGGGCTTTTTTGCCAGCCTGGCGGCGAAGCTCAATGGTCTGGACGAGCCTTTCGAGGAGATCCGGCCGATTGTTGGAGGATCGTGGATCCCGCTGGGACTTGAATACGAGAAGTACCGCAAATTCGGCCAGACTGACTACTTTGTGTACTCCGAGCTGCCGATCCTGCGTCGGCGCACGTACCGGTCAAGGAAGCTCAGGCGCACCACGATCGGCCTCAAGCGTGACCGGACGGAGAGCCTGCGTAACCAGATGAAGCGCATCAACAATTTCGCCGAGCTTTACGGTGCGGTGATCGTCAACCTTGAATCCCACACCACGATCAACAGGGGGGGCCGGCGCCAGTACAAGGCCGGCACCCTGCGCGAGGGCGTCCGGGTGGGTGGACAGATCACCAGGAAATCGAGCGATTTCGTCAGCATCGTAGTTGACTGGGTCCCCAATCTCACGGGGCAGGATGTGCTGGTGCGAGGCGTGACTGAAGAGAAGCTCAACCCCCGGATCAAGCGCAAGCTGCTCAATAGTCAGGATGCCTACCGGCCGCTGATCGGGGCCTACCTGCTCTTTTACCAGAACACCACCGTCAGGGACATCATCCTTGGCACCCTTCGGAAATATGGCGGCGCCCCATGATCAGCACCAACGTCTATGAAGATCATCTGAGCAGCCTGCTGAAGTTCTGCACGGACTTTGCGGCGAGCATCAGTGTCGACGGAGAGCCCGCGTTTCAGGCGGTCTTCTTCGACGCCTATGACGAGTTCGACCAGCTGCCGGCTGGTTCCCTGATCGGGCCTGCCGGCTATGCGCTCGATGTCGACGAACATGTGGTGACCATCAAGGTGATGATCGGCGTGGCCACCGAGATGGATCCGAACACCTTCCGGTTGACGAAGGCGATGGGGAAGTTGACCCAGCGGCTGCTGCCGACCCGACGGATTGCCGTGTTTGATGCGGACACTGGCACCGCGATCGGCACCCTGACCGTGCTGGATGGTATTCGCGTGCTGCCCGAGGCAGGCGGCGGCGGACGGTCCATGAAGTACCTTGCCTTCATGGCCTCGTCCGATGTCACTGCGGATCTTTCTTGAGGAAACTCTCCATGAGTTGCCGGTCGCGGTCTACACCCGCCTGGATACCCGCTTCGACCAGGAAGTGGATCTCGGAATTGCGGGTGCGCTTGTTCAGTTTGCGGCGTGCATCCACCTGGGCGACCAGCGAACGCGGGAGCCGCGTGGTGAAGGCGATGATTTCGTCATTGTTTTCCAAGATGGTGCCCCCTTCTACCAAACAAAACCTTTGATTGTTGATGGTAGCAAACGTAGCATCCCGTAACCAAGGATTTATTCGAGGAGAACTAACGATGGCTGGCGAAGCAATTACCCAGAAGTTCATGCTCGGAACGGCCACCGTGATGATCGGTGCCCAGGCCGACCTCTTCAATCTGAATCCCGCAGAGCACTCGATTGGCCTCGTCAAGAATTTCTCGATCAGCGGCCAGCCGGCGTACACGGAACTGACCCAGGGCGTGAAAAACTCGGTCGTGTATTCGGTGATGACGGGCAACCCGGTCACGGCCACGATGGAGGTGTACGAGCACACCTCGAAGACGCTCACATACAGCCTGGGGCTCGATGGCTCCGCACTGTCGGCCAGTACCGTTTCGACGACCACCAATGCCGATACGCCAGCCAACCCGGCCGGCAACGCGGTGATCCCGGTGGCGCTCGTGACCGGCTTTGCAGCTGGCGACTGGCTGCAGGCCCAGGTGCCAGGTCAGGGCGATAAGCTGCTGGTCGCCCAGGTGAAGGAGATCGACGACACCGCCAAGACGATTACGGTCGCCGATGCGCAGTCGTTCTCATACGCGCTGCCGATGGGCACGGTCGTGAAGAAGGTCAACGTCATCGGTGTCGGTTCGAAGGCCGACCAGCCGTTCCTGTCGGCCAAGATCGTCGGCAACCTCGCCGATGGCATGCCGGTGGCGCTGCTGATCCCGAAGATCCGCATCACCGGGGGCTTCACGCTCGCGTTCAAGACCGACGCGTTCGGCAACCTGCCCTACAAGTTCCAGCCGTACGACCTGACGGCAACCGATCCGTTCTACGCTGACTTCCTGCCGTACGGTCAGGCACTGCTGGCGGCGGCGTCCTGATGCGTGAGGTGCCTGCTGGTACCTTGAAAACCCTTGATGAACCAGCCCACCGGTTGCAATAATCGGTGGGCTTTTTCATTGAGGATTCCATGTCTTCCACCGCCAGAAAGCTACCTCCCCCAGCCCCGAATCCGCGCATGAAGCTCACGGTCAACGGTGTTGAGCGCGAGCTGTTCATGTCGTTCGGCCTGCTCAACGAGATCTGCCGTGGTGTCGGTGACGTCCAGGGGGCGATCGCGATCCCCACCAATGCCGAACTGCGTGACTACGCGCTGATGGTGGTGCTGTCCGAGCGCGATCCCACCAACGGCGAGGTGATCACCCCCTGCAACCTGCATCTGCTCGATATCAGCACCGGGGAAGCGGAAAACCTGCTGGCCTGGATCTCTGAGCATGTGACGGATTTTTTTCTGCGGACGATGGAGAGAGTCGTCCGGACGCAGAGGGGCAACGAGGGCCGCTTCAGGGATCTGGCGCGGCCGGCGCCAAACCCGCCGGAAAGCTCAACGCCTACACCGACTGGTTCCGGGGCCTGAATTTTATCGAAGGCCTTTGCTGGGCCTTTGACACGGTGCCTTCGCAGGTGGGAAAGATTATCTGGATGTACACCCGCGAGGACATTAAAATTCGCACACGGTTGCGGCTTGGCGAAGGCCAGGCGCATCACGTGCAGCAGTTCCAGACGATTGCCACCCTTCTCTCCGGGTTTCTCGGCCCTGCTCCTGCCACAGAGTCAACCGCTGAAACATCCGACTCATCGTCAGGAGTGCCTAAAAACTTCGAGGATGCGCAACGTCAACTCGCAGCGGTTTTTGGGAAAAGCTAAATGGCTGGCGAAAACGAGATCAAGAAAGCGGAGATTGGCCTTGGCGTCACTGACGAGACGTTCCATAGCTATCAACGCCTGATTTCGATGTTGGGCACGGTCTTCGACCAGTTGACGAAGATCCAGGGTTCTGCCCGCAACATCAATCTCGGTGGCGTGTCGTTCAACGACCCTGACAAGGCCGGTTTTACCGAGCAGCTGGCGGGTCTGCAAAGGGACCTGCGTACCCTGCTGAACGCGATCCGGCAAGGTACCCCGAACGCGCAGATCAACTCCGCGATCCTCGCGAACCAGCGCGCCAATCTCCAGTACAGCGACAGTCGCGTCGACCTGGAGATGACGAAAAACGCGAACGCCGCGGCGGAACGTCGCGTGATGCTGCAAAAGCAGCAGAACGTGGCCGCCGAGGCTTCCCGCGCGTATGCCATCGAGCAGATCGGCCTGTCGCGCGAGATCCAGCAGGTGACCGAGCGGGTCGCCATCGCCCAGGAGCGCTACCGCAACGCCCTCGTCTCGACTGACGTCACCGCCGCGACGGCCGCCAAGCGGGAGATCCGCGACGGTCGCGATCGCCTGAACCAGCTTCAGGAAGAACTGAACCTGCGCGAGCGCGGTGCAAAGGTGCGCCTGGGCAATGTGCTGGATGCCGGGGGCGACTCGTCGATCGCCAATGCGCAGCTGGCCGCCGTCACCGCGGGCAAGGCCGAGCTGAGGGAAGCCCAGCGCATGGTGGCCGCGGCGGTGCGGCAGGCCGAGACGCAGGCCAATGCGCAGCTGCGTGCCGCCCAGGCACCGATCGATCGCGCATTCACGGTGGCCACCGCTGAAGACCGCCGTCGTTACGTCGACGCCAACATCGCGGCCGGCAGGGTCGGCCCCGACCGCACCCGTCTGGAACAGTTGCGTGACCGGGTCGCGGCCCAGCAGCAGGCGGAAGCGGAAGCCGGGCAGGCGGCGCTTGACCGGCAGGGGGCGAAGGTCGGCCCCACACGTGAGCGTCTGTTTGCGCTGCGCGACAAGGTCGCCGCGCAGCAGCAGAAGGAAGCGGAGGCGGAACAGGCGGCGCTTGACCGGCAGGGTGCGCAGGTCGGTCCCGCGCGTGAGCGCCTGCTCGCGCTGCGTGACAAGGTTGCCGCGCAACAGCAGAAGGAAGCACAGGCCGAGCAGGAGGCACTCAACCGGCAAGGCGCGCAGGTCGGTCCTGATCGTGTGAGACTTCAGGCGCTGCGCGACAGGGTCGCCGCGCAACAGCAGAAGGAAGCGGATGCCGAGCAGGCGGTGCTCAACCGGCAGGGCGCGAAGGTCGGCCCCGATCGCGCGAGGCTCCAGGCGCTGCGCGACAAGGTTGCGGCCCAGCAGCAGAAGGAAGCGGAAGCTGAACAGGCAGCGCTCAACCGGCAAGGCGCGCAATTCGGCCCCGACCGCTCGACGATCTACAAGCTGCGGGATCAGCTCTGGGAGCAGCAGAAGAAGAGCGACACCATCTTTGAAACGATGTTGCGGCAGGCCCAGATCTACAACAAGAAATGGGAAGAGGACCAGAAAAAGCAGGCTGGTGTGGGCCAGAGCGACGCCGACATACGCCAGCGGCGCTACGGCCAGGTTTTTGGCGATGGTGGGGCGGCCCTCGCGCTCACGCAGACAGGTCTCACGGCGAACTACATGCTCACGCGGGGGGTCGCCACCGCATTTGCGGATGCGATCCGGTTCACCGTCGAGTATGGGGAAGCGCTCGCCCATCTGCGCACCATCACGAATGCCTCGGATGGCCAGATGCAGACGTTCAGGGAGACGATTGAAGGTGTCTCCAATGCCACCCGCTATAGCGCGGTTGATCTGACCAGGGCCGCGGCTTCCCTGTCGGAGACGGGCGTCACGGCCAGTCAGATGAAGGTGGCGCTCAAAGGCGTCGCGGATCTTGCGACGGCCACCGGCGAAGACTTCGCCACGACGGTTGATACCGTTACGGGCGCGCTCGGGGCATTCAAGCTGTCGGCCACCGATTCGGTTCAGGTCACGAACATGATCGCCCAGGCGGTCAACGGTTCGCGCCTGACGATGGAGAAGCTCAAGGGGTCTTTCGAGACTACGGGTGAGACCGCGAGCGAAGCCGGCGTCTCGTTCAAGGAGCTGCTGGCGGCAACCGAGGCGATCGCGAACACGGGCTCGGCCTCGGGCGCGACGCTCTCCACCGGCCTGCGGCAGCTGCTGATCGATCTTGAAAAGCCGAGCCAGAATTTCAAGATGATCCTGGCTCAGGTCGGCCTGACTGAAGAGGATATCAACGTCAAGACCCAGGGCCTGTACGGCGCGATGCGCAACCTGCATGACGCCGGCTTCACCGCCGCTGACGCGATGCAGTCCTTCAACGCGCGCAGCTCGGCGGCGTTCACGGCGCTCTCAGGCAACCTCGGCGCAATGGCGACCTTCGAGGGCCAGCTGAACAACACCGACGCCGCGACGCGCGCGACGACCCAGCAGATGGACACGCTGGGCGCCCAGTTCGACCGCTTCAAGAACCAGACCTCCCTGCTGGTCGGCGAAGCCTTCACGCCCCTGCTGTTCGGCTTCAAGGAGCTGATCAAGCTGGCTTCCGACCTGGAAACGAACATGCGTGGCGCGGGAGCCGGGGTCGAGGTAATCGGTACCGCGTTAGGCGGGGCTGCACTCGCGGGCGCTGGACGATATGTCGGCGGGCTGGCCGGGGGTCTGACCGGGATGGCGGTGGGTGGATTCAAGGCGGCGGCTGCCGCGGCAGAGGTTGGAGGTCAGATGGGTGTGATCGTTGCCGCCGCCGCCGCCGCGGTGGCGGGTATCGCTTATCTGGTTCGCGCGCTCAGTGATACGAACAAGGCGTTCGATGCTCAGGTCACGGCCGTGAAAGCGGCGAAGGACGCGCAGTCGGAAAGTCAGCAGGGCATGGACAGCCTCGGCCGCACGATCGAGACGCTGGGTCACAAAATGGTCGCGCTCAACCAGCATCCCGAGTTGCTCAAGCGTGAGATCGATGACGTTGCGAAGACGTTCGAGAAGTATGGTGAGCAGCTCGACAGGAGTGCGATTCACAAGACCGAGGACCTGATCGATGCGCTGCAACGCCTGCACGGTCAGATGGGTCAGCGTTATGAACTGAACACCAATATCGTTTCGGTTCAACTCGACCGGCTGAAGGATGAGACGCTGAAGAAGCTGGCCGATTCGGGCAAGGACTTTACGGCGGCGACGGCTGCGGGTCCCCAGGACAGGATCAACCGCGCCCGTGATACCTCGGTTCTCGTGACAGGGGACACGGGGGATATCGTGGAGAGCCTGGGCGACATCAGCATCCTTCCGAGTGGCCGGCGCTCCAGGGGCACGCTGCCGGTCAGTGGCGTCACGCAGGCTAACCTCGGGCAACTGACGGCCTATCTCGGTGAGCTGGTCGACCCGGCCAAAGTCGCTGCGTTTCAGGCAGGTGCTGCTCAGGGCCTTAATGCTTACCCGGAACCGACGACAGCTGACGAGGTTGCTAAAGCCATCGAACGGATCGACAACGCCAGTGGTGCCCTGAATGCGGCGCGTAACGTGGTCAATACGGGTGCCCTCAACCCCAATGCGACGCTTCAGCAGAAGCAGACCGCCGGGGGGGTTGAACAGTTATTCAGTAACTATCAGGCGGCGTTGAACGGCACGCGTGTTGTTCTTGAAACCCTCCAGCGCACCCTCTCCGAGCAGGTTACGGTTAAAGGCCAGCAGGATCAGAGCGCCTATGAGCGCAGTCCGGGCGTGGCCGCGCGCACCGCGGGAATCGACAGGGTTCTGCGTGCCGCTGAGCGTGTGCTGACCTCAGGTTCGGGCGTCAACCGTTCGCTTGACGACCTCTGGACTGCCCAGACGATGGCCGAGAGTGGCCGGCGCCAGTTCGGCAGGGATGGCAAGCCCCTGCGCTCCCCTAAGGGTGCGGTCGGTGTAGCCCAGGTGATGGAGGGCACGGGTCCCGAGGCGGCGGCTGATGCTGGCGTCGACTGGGATCGCGACAAATGGCTGAACGACCCGGCCTACAACGAAAAGATCGGCAAAGCCTATATGGGCAAGCTGATGAAGAAGTACCGTGACAACAACACGCTGTCGCTTGCGGCCTACAACTGGGGGCAAGGCAACGTCGACAGCCTGCTGAAGACCGCGGGCGACTTCCGCAATCCGGCGAGTGGTATCACCGAGTCGGACTTCATTGACGCGATTACGGCCAGGTCCAAGTCAACGGAAACGGCGGACTACATCGCGCGTGTCGGAGGGGGGGCCGGTGCCGGCGCACTGGGCCAGTACTATGCGCTGAAGAACAATCGTGAGATGGCGGTGGCGGCGCAGCAGGCTGCCGAGCTGGTGCAGCAACTTAAAGCCGCGTTCGATCTGGCCGTCAAGGACAAGAATCTGCCTGAGCAGGCCAGCATCACCATACAGCTGGATCGGGCGAAGACCAGTCTCGCGGCGTTCGAGACCGAATACAACAAGAAGCGCGAAGCCGCGGCCCCTGCCCTGCGCAAGGTCGCGCAGGCTGAGGAACGTGCGCTCGAAGCGCAACTCGGCGCGCTCAACAAGCAGATCAACGCCTCAACCGACATCGATGATATTCAGGTCAAGCGCGATGACACCAAGGCCCTGATCACGCAGAAGTACCAGACCCAGATCGATGTGCTGAAGAGTTCCAGCCAGATCCTGAAGGGTCCGGAGGGTGCGCCCACCTACTCGGCCGAGGTGGAGGCGCAGATCAGGAGCCTTCAGGATGAGCTGGCCGCGAAGCTCAGGTCACAGGACGAGGCGGTCGCGCACCATATCGAGACCGTCACCAAGGCGCTGGAGGATGCGAAGCTCAAGGAGCAGCTGAAGAAAGACGCCCAGGAGTTCAATGCCTTCATGAGTCGGCTGGGCCTCGACATGAAGGCGGGCGACACGCAGCTCAAGGTCGACCTTCGCCGAAATGCCCAGCCCCTGCGCGATGATGCGAGCCAGGCGGCGTACATGAACGACCCGCGCTACAGCGCGCAGTTCAGTGGGGTACAACGCCAGTCGCTGTCGTTCAGGCAGGCGGCGGACCAGGACGTGAAGGATCAGGCCGACTTTGCCCGCCAGCAACGCCGTCAGCTCGAACTCGACGCATTTGCCGCGCAGGCGCAGGCCGAACGCATCACGCTGAATAACCGGCAGGCGGCGCAGGAGGCTGAGGTTGCCGGTTTCAGGAACCTCCCCGAAAGCGCCCCCGAGCGTGAGCGCGCGCAGAAAGCCCTGAACCAGACGTTGAATGAGCAGCTGGCCCTGACAGGCAGGATCGGGGAGCTTGAGCGCGACCAGACCAAGAACGCCGAGGACCGGCTGGAAACCGAAAGCAGGATCAACGCGAAGAAAGCCACGCCGCTCACGCTCGGCGAGGGCATCCTCGATGCCAACGCGAACTACATCCGGATGCACGACGAGACGGCGCAGGCGCTTGACGGCTACAACCAGATGATCTCGACCACGCAGAACAACCTCGCGGGCTTTTTCGACACGATCCTGACGAAGTCGGCGAGCGCGGGCGAGGCGATGAAGGCGTTCGCCCGCTCGTTCCTGCAGTCGATCCTGTCGATCATGGAGCAGCAGGCGGCGCTCTCGCTGGTGAAGTCGATCCTGGGCGCGTTCGGGTCGGCGGGCGCCTCGTCGGCGGGTGCCGGTGCCGATGTGCAGGTTGGCGGCCCGATGGACCTCGGATCGGGCACCGTTACGGCGCTGCCTGCGATCCAGGGGGGGGTGGTTGGTGAGGGGGTGATCACCCGCGGGGGCGCGATCTCGCGCTTCGCGGGGGGTGGCCGGGTCAATGGCCCGGTCAGTACGCGTGACTCGGTGCTTGCGCTGCTCAAGCCGGGCGAAGTCGTGATGAACGACGGCGCTGTTTCGGCCGTCGGCGAAGACTTCCTGAATGGCCTGAATGCCCAGGGCAACCGCGTGATCTCGAGGAGCCAGCCGGCGCCGGCTCCGAAACGTGACCGGGTTCCGGATCACGTGAATGTCTGGGTCGTGGCACCGGACCAGAAGCCCCAGCTGGGTCCGCGCGACATCGTGGCCACCATCAGCGATGACATTACCCGTGGTGGCACGACCAAGCAGCTGATCCGGCAGGTTGCACTGGGGCAATCGTAATGGCCACTACCGCGACCTTCGACTTCCCGCTGCACATGGTGGAGGACAAGAACACGGACCCCGGCAACCGGGTCCAGCTGGGTAACTCCTATATGTTCGCCACGCCCCCCACGGCGCCTACTCCGCGTGTGTTCGTCCTCTCCTTCGAGACCATGTGGCGGGGCCTGAAGGCCGACGGCACGATGGACACCACGACACTCGCGCAGACGAACGCCGGGGCGCTGTGGGCGTTCTACCAGACATATCAGTTGCACAAGACGTTTCAATATCAGCATCCGTGGTTCGGCGCGGTCAACGTGCGCTTTAACAAGCCGCTTGAACTGCCCAAGGGCAGGAAAGGCGCCGACGGCTGGACCGAGGCCTTCAGCATTGAGCTGATCGAGCAGCCTTGAGAGCCGATCTTCCCGATACCCATGTAGCCGACGCCTTCGAGCTGTCGCCCGATGCGCTGGTGGATCTGTTCAGGATCCAGCTCAACCAGCTCGGCGGCAGCACGATCATCTGCATGACGGCGCAGAAGCAGGTGGTCTGGCAAGGGATGACCTTTGAATCGATCGCCGTGAACCTGACCCAGGAAGGGGTCAGCACCAACGGGGAATGGCAACGTCCGAAATTTACCGTTGCGAATCCCGACGGGGTGTTCTCGGCATTCGTTGCACAGGGAAAAATGGACGCCGCGACGATTACCCGCTACCGCGTCAACAAGGCGGACGTGGATGCCAACATCGGCCGCTTTGCGATGAACGTCTGGCGTCAGTCGAAGACCCTGTCGATGAGCAGGACACTGGTCACCTTCGAGCTGCGCTCGCCGCTGGACGGCCCCCAGTTCCAGCTGCCGGCCCGCGCCTTCTATCCTCCGGAGTATCCGCATGTCTCTTTGTAAATAACCCAACCCTAAAGGACGGAGCTTTCCACTGTATCAGGACGAACCCGATGCGTGAATTCAGGACGATTTACAGCGCCCCTTACCAAACCGATAGGGTTGGCAAAATCAGCTATGTTGACGGACGCGTTAACGTCTGAGTGCCGCTGATTTCCGCACAAACAGGAGAAGTGATGCTTAACCCGTTTTCCGATAGCCCCACATACCGAGCACGTTTGGCTGGTATAAGCAGGGTCGACATACACCACAGCCAATCCGGCACCTTGCGCCTTGTAGGCCACAAAGTCCTGCAATTGGGCGAAGGCCCAGCGATGCAGCCGTGTTTTCATCCGCTTACCTGCTTTGATTCTGGCGCGGATATAGGTCAGGTCTTCCATGCGGATTTCGCCTGCCCCAACACGGATAGCTTCTGTAACGATGGCTTTGCTGGTTTCGTGGTTGACGTGCCTGACATGTCGTTGTTCACGCCCGGAGATAGCGCGCAGCTTTCGCTTGGCTGCACGGCTACCGTTGGCTTGGAGGCGACGACGATGGGCAAGGTATTTGTCGCGGTTATGCCGCAGTTGTCCGCCACCAAACACCTTTCCAGTGCTGGTTGCAGCGAGGTTGTTCTCCCCAACATCAACCCCAAAAGTACCACCGGTAACAGGCGTGATATCGGGCAAGTTGAGAACAAGATTGAAATACCAGACGCCTTTTTTGATAACAAGTCTGGCTTCTTTCGGTTGTCCGTTGGCGAAAAGATTGAATTGATGCTTTCCGCCAACAAATGGAATGTGCTCGCGTCCGCCCAAAGTGAACAGGGAGAGCGCGTTACCCTTGATCGAGTATGTGCGCTTGTCGAAATTGACGGACGTGGGATGGAATGTGATAACTGGAACAGGCTTGTCCTTGTCGAATTTCTTGTTGGCTTTCAGCGTTCTATAGGCGTCAGCCACACGATGCACCGCCTGACACACCATCTGGCTACCGAGCGCCGGGAACCGTTCCCGCACCAGATAGTAAGCAAGATGGTGCAACGCAACGCGATTCCAGCAACGCTGCTCCATTGCCATCGGAACGATGGAATTGCATGCACCCGAAAACTCAATAGTCAAAGCAGAAAGCGCCGCCGATTGTTCGGCAGTTGCCAGCAGCTTCAACGATATGGTTCGATGGGTCATTTTGTGATCATACAGTCTTGTGTGAAAAGTTCCGTGTGCTCGACCGCAATGCGGTCACTCTCGGCTTGAAGCTAGGATTTCTCAGGGTTCGAAGATGTCACTTTATGAACAATACATCGAGGGGTTTGAAGGTCTGCCCTATGTGGAAGGCCGGTCTGACTGCTACGGCCTGGTGCGCAGGTGGATCCGCCTGAAGTACGACATCAGGTTGACCAACTACGCGCGTCCGCCCGCGTGGGAAGACGACGGATTCAACCTGCTTGGCGACTACTTCGGGCGGGAAGGTTTCGTGATCGTCATGGTTGCGCTGAACCGGCTGGAGATCGGGGACCTTCTTCTGATGCGCATCGCCAGTCGCAGCGGGGTGGCGAACCATATCGGCATTTATGTGGGCAACGGCTATGTCCTCCATCATCTTTACGGCCAGAAGTCCAGGGTTGATGCGCTCAATGAACAGTGGAAGGGACGGGTTCTGGATGTTCTCCGGCATCCGGACATCTCAGCGAAAAACATTGAGACCGTCGAGAAGATTGACCTGATGACCCTGCTTCCCCCGCACATGAGAGAGAAATATGAACGAGCAGCAGCTGCTGGCACTGTGGAATCCGCAGGTTGAGCGTTGTGGCTTCATCCTGAGCGATGGCGAGATCGTCGAGTGTCCTAACGTTCACGAGAATCCGGAAAAAGGCTTTGAAATCCCACTCCAGTCCATCACACAATACAGGGATCGCGTGAGCGCCACGTGGCACACGCATCCGGCGACGGGACCGAACCTCAGTGCGCAGGACTACAAGGCGTTCCAGCTCTGGCCCAGGTGGTACCACTACATCATTGGTGAACGGGAAGTCTGGTGTTTTTACGTTCGCAACAACGCGGTGATCCTGTTCGATGAAGACGATCTATCTGCATGGCTCCCTGAAGGATCGACACCCGGAGCCGATCAAGGTCCACGCGTCGAGCGTGGCGGAAGCGCTGTCGATCCTGAAGCAGCTTCCGGCGTTTGACGTGGAGAACCCGGTCGAGGTCCGCGTCAGGGGCTTCGAGTGCCGGGATGCGCTTTACGCGGCGACCGATGTCGACGAGCTGCACGTGTACCCGGCGCTGCGCGGCGGCGGTGGCAACGGCGGGTTCCTGCAGATCATCATTGGCGCGGTGCTGGTGGTGGTGGGAGTCATCGTATCCTTTATCCCCGGTGGGCAACCGTTTGGCATTTCCATCGCGATGAGCGGCGCGATGATGATGCTCGGCGGCCTGATCCAGCTGCTGGCGCCCTCTCCCAAGGCGAGTACCAGCGCCGACACGAGCCAGTCGCTCTACATCCCGTCGAACCAGAACACCACGAAAATTGGCACGCGCATCAAGCTGATCTTCGGCACCGTGCGGACCTTCGGCCACTACCTGTCCTTCAATGTCGATGCCCGACGGCTCGATAACAGCACGCTTGCGCTTGGCGGCTACTGCAACTACACCGGGGCAGGTCAGGCCCAGAACTGCGTGCTGGGTTAAATGCACACCAACCGCACACTCCGGGGCGCAGGTGGGGGCGGGAGTGGTTCGAAGAACCCCACCCGCACCGATGACAACCTGTTCTCGCGCGACACGGTCGAGATCGTCCTGGCGCTCGGTGAAGGTCCGATCCGGGGACTGCGCAATGGCATGCAGTCGTTCCATGTCGGCGGCACGCCGCTGATGTCGGAGAATGGCTCGATCAACTTCGAGTCGTTCAATCTTGGCGTCAAGCTCGGGCACCCCGGCGAGTCCCCGATCAACTTCCAGCTCGGTGGCGAAGCCTCCAACACGGCCGTCGGCACGCGCCTCTTTCAGGGTACCTGGATCACCCGCCAGACCGATGCGTCGCTTCGGAATGACATCGACCAGCTCCAGGTCCGGCTTCAGGTCAGCACGCTGTATGTCCAGAACGACAAGGGTTCGTTCAACAACACGGCGCACTTCCATATCCAGTACCGCGCCGCGTCGAGTCCGTCCTGGTCGGAATACAACGGCAGCGGCGGCATTGCCGTGACGGGCAAGACCTCAAGCGGCGTGATCGTCGAGTATGCATGGAATGTGCCGCGTATCAACGATGACTGGGTGATCCGCGTTCTCAAGGACAATCCCGACAGCAGCACCACCGACTATTGCGACATCACCTGGGAAAGCTTCCAGATGGTTACCGCGAGCAACCGGACCTATAACCGGGTTGCCCTCCTCCATCTGGTTGCGCTCGCAACAAGCCAGTTCAGCTCGATCCCGGATTTTGCGGCGGAAGTTGACGGTCTCGAACTGCTGGTGCCGACCAACTACAACACCGACCTGCACACCTACGACGAAGGCACGCCGTGGAACGGGGGGTTCAAGCAGACCTGGACCAACAATAACGCCTGGGTTCTCTACAACCTGATCATGAACCCCGACTGGGGACTGGCGAAGTACTACCCGTGGATCACCTGCAACCGCTTCGACTTCTACGATGCCGGTAAATGGTGTGATGTCATGGTCCCGGACGGGCGAGGCGGCTGGCAACCGCGCTACACCTTCAACATGGAGATCAAGGACGCGCAAAGTGGCCTTGACATGCTGCAGTACGTGGCGGGCACCTTCGGCGCGGTGATCTTCGACGATGCGACCGGCATGGTCCATCTGCGCGTCGACCGGTGGGAGGAACCGACCCTGCTGCTGACACCCGAGAACGTGTCACCTGAGGGTTTCAGCTACACCTTCACCGATATGGCCTCCCGCTATAACGACCTGGAGGTGCATTTCGTCAACCCGGACCTGGATTATCAGGGTGACCTGCGCAACGTCACTGACCCGAACCATATCGCGCTATACGGCCATATCCCGAACTCGTTCGAGGCGATTGGCTGTACCAGCGAGCATGAAGCGCTGCGCCGCGCCTACTACCGGCTGATCACGAACCTGACCGAGACCATGACGGTCACGTGCAGGACCGCGCGGCTCGGACGCATCATTGACCCGTACAGGCCGATCTACATTGCCGACCCGACCACTGGTTATTCGACGGGTGGCCGGATCAGGTCGATCGCCAACAACCTGATCTATCTGCGCGACCCGATCTATTTTACGGTCAACCAGAACTACAACCTGAAGCTTCAGGCGCGCGGCGGCCTGTGGACACTGGTGGTGGCGCCCGATATGGTCGGTAGTGCCTACCAGTTGCGCATCGTGAGTGGCGTCATCCCACCGGACATCCCCGACCGCACCGTCTTCACGATCGAGGATAACGGCGGCTTTGGCATTGCGAAGCCCTTCCGGCCGCTCACGATCAGTCCCGCCGATGGCTCACCGAACGAATACGACATCACGGCTGTCGAGATCAACATCAACAAGCAGGCCGCGGCGGATAACTGCACACCCGTCGGTAGCACGCAGTATTCGTTCAAGAATCCGCTGATCCCCCCTCCCCCGACGAATCTGGTCGCGGAGTCGGGCACGGCCATGCTGTTTCTCAGCCAGGACGGCACCATCATGGCGCGCATTCACGCGTCGTGGGACCCGCCTGGGACCGCCGTCATCAAGAACTACCTGATCCACTGGAAGGAGTCCAACCAGTCGACGTGGTTCGAGACGACCTCGATGAGCGAGAGTGTCATCCTGGCACCCTGCAAGACGGGGGTGCAGTACGACATCGTTGTCTGGGCAATCAGCAGCTTTGACTATCGTAGCGCCCAGCTCGCGATGTGGAACTACACCTGCCTGGGCAAGGATGAGCCGCCGAGTGACGTGCAGAACTTCAATGCCATCAAGCGCTCACAGGACATCCTGCTGAGATGGGATCCGATTGCGGATCTGGACCGCGCCGGCTATGAGCTGCGTCTGGGGTCCAACTGGGACACGGCGGTGGTGCTCGTGACCGACTATGCGGCCACCCAGTTTGCCTGGACCACCACGCAGGGGGGCAGCTACGACTTCCTGATCCGCGCCATCGACACCTCGCACAACTACTCCCGCCTGCCAACCCGCACGACGCTGCGGCTGTACGGCCCGTCTGCGGTGACCGGGGCGATTGCGATCCAGTCAGGCAACCGGGTCGACCTGCGGTGGAATCCGAACCCGGAAGACAACATCACCGACTACGAGATCCGCGAGGGAGGCACGTGGGCGACCGCCGTGTTCGTGGCCAAGGTGAAGTCGACCACCTACGCCGCCACGGCGGGCGCGGCAGGTACGCGGATCTTCTGGCTGAAGGCGATCGCGTCGCCGGGGATCTATTCAGACAAGGCGACGTTCGTGACCACCGACATCGCCCAGTCCGACAGCACCAACATCCTGTACTCGTCGGATGAGGTGGCCAAGGGCTTCACCGGGCCAAAGTTCAACATGGTGTCCTATGGCCAGTCGCTGCGCATGGATGATGGCAAGACGAGGTCTGAATACTTCTTCTCGGTGAACCTGGGAGATGTATTCCGTGCCCAGAACTCGCTGTTTATCGGCCTGAACGCGATCACCGATGACAAGACCACCTGGGCGCAGTCGACCTTCCCGTGGAATGACCCGATCGCCAACAAGCAGTGGTCCACACCGGGGGATATTGCCTCGATCGGCTACAGGATGGAGATCGCGACTTCATCCAGCCTGCCTTCAAACGTGCTGTACTCGTGGCGCCTGAATAACGTCCTGACGTTTGCCGGCCCTGGTGAGGATGGCGCCGTCACGATCCAGCAGACGGTCACCTACAAGCCCAGCAAGTATGGTTCTGGCCTGTGGTGTCAGACTGCGCCGCTGCAACCGCTGCCCACGCGGGTTAACTTCAGCGTCAACATCCCGAACGTGTTCAGCACGTCGTTCTGGTTCGTTCCGGACGATCTGACCGACCACTTCCCGATCGTGAACCTGCAGGGTCGTGATGGCGTGTTCATCAAGATCGGTTATGCCGCGGCGACCCAGACGATCTATGCGCTTGACAACGCCGGCAGGAAGGTGTCGGTGCCGGCGAATATCGAGGCGGGTGAGCGCTACTTCATCGGCTTTTCGCAGAACGTTAACGAACGGATGATCTGGTTCGGCAAGGACGACGGTTCCTGGGCACGCTCGTCGATTGCGCTTCCTGGCATCGGCGCCACCATCAACTACTCGCTCTACTGAAAATGGCCCATACCATTTCTGACATCGCGGTGATGAATACGGTGCTCGATGATGACCTTTTCGTTGCGGCACTCAAGGGTGATGCGCCGGTCGGTTTCCAGCCGTTCCAGACGTTCTACCCTGGTGACTACCAGTACAGCGAGGCAGTCTTCCGTTTAAGCATGGAATCCACCTCAGGCGACCGCGGCGTGGTTGAGAAGCTGAGCATTACGGTGGATGTACCGGATATTTTCGACCGGGGGCTGCAACTGCTTAACGCCGGAGGCGTGGTACGGGTCTATTTCGCACGGAAGTTTCATGTCCCACCCGTCGTGGTGGTCAGCGTGGAAAGTGCGAGTGATGCCTGTGTGGCCAAGTTTGATCCGGCCACTGTCACGAAGATGTATTTCGACTGCTTTCTTGAACGCGTCACCGACAAGGTCAAGATCGCTGGCGCGCTGACCTGGGCCGCACATGCGTACTGAAACAAAGTCCTTGGGGGCGCTCATCCGCGCCATTAAAATTTCGGCAAGCTAACGGACATCACCATGCAAGGCTATACACAGATCCCCGACAGCGAGCGGGTTTCCGACTCGCTGATCCCGCTGCTCACGAATGATCAGGTGGCGATTTCGCGCAACGCGGGGTCGGCCTTCCCGACGTCCGGTCTGGTGGTGGGCATGCCGTATCTGGCGGTCAGTGAAAACAAGCTCTACCGGCTGACCAGCCTCGCGCCGCTGACCTGGGTCGTGGAGCTGGACTACAACATCGCCTATGCGACGGTGAATGATATTGCCGCGTCCAATGCGAACGCCAACCTGCGCATGTTGCGCAGCGGCGACCTGATGACGGGTTTTCTGACCCTGTTCAATGATCCGACGCAGGCGCTGCACGCCGCGCCCAAGCGCTACGTCGACAACCAGATGGCCATCGCCGCGACCAGTGCGAACGCCCGCGTGGCGCGCAGCGGCGACCTGATGACGGGCTACCTGACGTTGGTCGGGGACCCCTCCCAGCCCTATCACGCCGCGACCAAAAACTATGCTGACTACCTGTACAACGCGCTGAACAGCGCGAAGGTGGGCCGCAACAGCGACACCTTCAACGAGGTTTACAACAACGGCTGGTACCGCTCGAATGGCGCGGTCGGCTGGTACAGCCAGAGCTATGGCGGCGGCATCTGGATGGCTGACCCCTACTATGTGAGCGTGTATGGCGGCAAGGGCTTTCGCACCGACACCCACACGCTGGAGATCGGCACGGGTGGCATCTGGACCGCGCGCTACGGCTGGCTTGAAAACCGCTTCGCCGGCAAGGGCGCGGAAGACCGGATCAACGGCACGGCGACGGTTGACGCCGGTTCGGGCGGTGTCCTTGCCCCTGCGTCTTTCTACCTTGACCGTAGCGGCTCGGCCGCGCGCCTCGTGCGCGTCTACGGCAACTGCAACTGCAACTGCGCGTGCACGTGCTTCCCGGCCGGCACGCCGATCCTGCTGGGCGATGGCAAAACGTGGATGTCCGTCGAACACATCCGCCCGGGCGACATGGTGATGACGCCGCTTGGGCCGATGCCCGTGCTCGAGGTGGAAACGCCTGTTCTCGGCGATCGCAGGATGCTCGGCTTTGCTGACGATCCGTTTGTACGCTGGACCGACGATCACGCATTCTGGACGCGCCGCGATGGTCGCGAAGGCCTCGCCGTGGCCGATCGCGCGAGCTTCATGCGTGGCGTCGAGCTGGGCGTCGTGCGCGGCCTTCCGGATAACGATGCGGTGCTCGAGCTTGACGATGAGCGCGACGAATTCGCGCACTTTATGGGCGGCTGGGTTCGCCAGAAGGTGGTCGATTTCACCGACGGGCACGCGCCCGATACGCGCGTGTACCTGCCGATCGTGGGCGGCTGTCACCTGATCATTGCCGCCGGCTACGTGATGAGCGGCGGCGCCAACGGCTTTGACTTCGACTATCACTCGCTCGACTGGGATGCCATGCAGCGCCAGCGGTATTCCGGGAACTCACCCAGGGGGACTGCCCATGCTGCTGGTCCATAAATCCCTCATTGCCACCGAGCTGACGGTTGAAGAGGCACAGCAGGTTACCGACATCGTCAACGTGCTGCCGACGGACACCGGCTTCGTGATGCAGTGCCCGTCGCTGAGCCTCTACTGGCAGTTCAACCTGGAGCTGGTCGAGCACGGTAACGACATCCTGTACCTGAACCGTACGCGCGCGGGCCAGTGGACGGTCATGTGGGCGACCGACCTGCACGAGTCGAAAGACAGCTGGTCATCGGTGATGCTGCGCAAGAACCTGGATGAGTTCCGCCCGCTGGTAATGATCGGCATCAGCCCCGACAGGAAGGACTACACCGCGATCTTCTTCTGTAACACCCGTGAGCCGAACAATCCGCAGCCGCTGGTTGATGACACCACCGAGACGGGTGACATGTCGATGAAGCGCCTGATGCCCGGCATCGAGCCGCTGCTGCAACGTCACTGGGCGAAGCACAAGCTCCTGAAGGGTGTGAAGACCAATGACTCGCTGGCCGCGCTCGAAGCGCAGGTGGACCTGCTGACGTTCTGGCTGCTCGAGTACCTGCCCGAGGACAAGCGCCAGAAACTCCTTGACGCAGGGGTGCTGAAACTCAAGGATGAAGAGACACTTTTCGATGACGTGATCGCCTACAAGACCCGCCTGCGTGAACGGCAGGCGCTCTACCTTGCGACGCTGAGCCAGTATGACAACCTTCGTCCTGAAAACGGTTGACGCGACGGGTACCGGGCGCGACTTCTTCTACAACAACATGCGCAGCACGCTGGTGGATGCCGTCACCGGCCGCAGCGTCGTGCCGCTCACCGAGGCGCCTGAGCGCGCGCCGTTCCAGCATCCAGGCCGCAAGGACCACACGATCCGCACGCTCAAGATCCAGCTCGGTCTCTCGTGCAACTACAGCTGCGAGTATTGCAGCCAGCGCTTCGTGCCGCATGCGCAGCCGACCGGCCCCTACTCGGTTGACCAGTTCATCTCGCGCCTGTCGTGGAACGCGTCGCTCGCGGACGATGCGACGATCGAGTTCTGGGGGGGCGAGCCGCTCGTCTACTGGAAGACGCTGGTGCCACTGGTTGAGCAGCTGCGCATCCGCTATCCGGCGCTGACCCTGAAGATGATCACCAACGGCTCGCTGCTCGACCCGATGAAAGCAGGCTGGCTGATCTCGCAGGGTTTTCACATCGGCCTCTCGCATGATGGTCCTGGGCAGGTCGCGCGTGGTCCGGATCCGCTCGACGAACCCGCCACGCGCGAGGCGATCCTGATGTTGTACCGGCGACTGGCGCCACTTGGGCGCATGTCGTTCAACACGATGCTGCACAGGGACAATCGGTCGCGAAAAGCGGTACAGGCGTTTTTCGTCGAGCTGACGGGCGATGAGCATGTGTCCATTGGCGAGGGCATGTTCGTCGATGCGTACGATGAGGGCGGCAAGGGCATGTCGATGCCGGATCCGCATGACCACATCGATTACCGCCGCCAGGCGTTCGAGGAGCTGCGCACCGGCCAGGCGCTGAACTTCATGAATGTCACGCAGAAGATCCAGGATTTCGCCCAGTCGGTTGCGACCGGCCGGCCGGCCTCGACGGTCGGCCAGAAATGCGGATCCGATCGCGCCGACAGCCTGACGGTGACGCTCGAAGGCGATGTGCTGACCTGCCAGAATGTCTCGGCCGTGGCGGTGGCACCGAACGGCACGCCACATCGTGCGGGGTCGCTCGATGATCTGCAGTCGGTGCAGCTCACCTCGTCGCGTCACTGGTCGACGCGTTCGCACTGTTCGGGCTGTCCGGTTCTGCAGCTGTGCAAGGGCAGCTGCATGTTCCTCGAGGGGGACCTGTGGAACGTCACCTGTGACAGCGCGTATAGCGATAACGTGGTGTTCCTCGCAACCGCCCTGCTCGAGCTGACAGGCTGCACCCTGAAGCGCATCGAGCCGATGACGGGCAGTCTGCCTGAGCCCCGCCAGAACGTCTTTGGGCCGCTCGCCACGCCGCGGGCCGCACCCGCACCCCGCAAGATCATCTGGATCAGAACGGAGACACCATCTTGAACGACGATCAGGCACAGCAACAGCAACTCGACCCGCAAGGTGTGCAGTTCACCATCCGGGCGCTGCAGGACCAGCGTAATGAGCAGGCTGATCGCGCAGCTCAGGCCACGGCTGTGGTCCAGCAACTGCAGGCCCGGATCGAGCAGCATGTGAAGCGCGATGCTCAACTGCAATCGCAGCTCGATGACATGAAAAACCAGCTTGAACTGACGAAGTCGGCACTGGCTGATGTGCAGACACGCGCGACGGGCATGGGCGTGGTGAATGTTGCGATAAAGAGCGCGACCGGGGCGAATGGTTAGTTCTGGTTAGAAAGGATACCGAAACGTATCATTTCGTTGGCGGTGCGAATAAACTCTTTGGCCAAGCCCTGCCCCTCCCCGTAAAATTTCGGCACTCACCCACCACTGAGTGCTGATTCATGGCCAACAGCGGCGCCCCCACCAACGCGGATGGTGCAACGGTCACGACCGTGCTGGCGCCCGTTGCCTCGACGACACCGCATGCGCCGATCGCGATGCTGTATGGTCTCGGCCCACCGATCAGCAGCATCGGGGTCGAGGGCGCGTTCTACCGGGACATGAACAACGATGACATGTACGGTCCCAAGGCGGGCGGTGTGTGGCCTGACGCGTACAGCATCCGTGGCTGGAAAGGTGACCAGGGTGTGCAGGGTGAGGTTGGGACGCTCAACCCGGACGACCAGGCCTACATCGACGCGGCGAAGACCGCTACGGATGCCAACCGCACCGCTGCTGCTGCCAGTCAGGCTGCTGCCGCGACCAGCGCAACCAGTGCGGGGACGTCAGCCACCAATGCGCATACGAGCGAAACGAACGCAGCTGCAAGTCAGGCCGCCGCCGTAACAAGCCAGGCCGCCGCCGACGCATCGAAGACGGCCGCGGCCGGCAGCGCGACGCAGGCCGACACCTCGAAAAATGCTGCGGCGACGAGTGCCGGCGCGGCGAGCACCTCGGCGACCGCTGCGGACCAGTCGAAGCAGGCCGCCGCGACGAGTGCTACCGCCGCAGCCGGCAGCGCTACCGCCGCTGATACGTCGAAGACGGCAGCGGACGCCAGCAAGACTGCTGCGGCCGGCAGTGCGACGGCAGCAGGCAACAGCGCGACGGCCGCCGCCCTTTCCGCAACCAGCATCGGTAACTCGGAAACGAATGCCCTCGCCTCGAAGAACGCGGCGGCTGCGAGCGCCAGCGCCGCCGACGTATCGAAGACGGCCGCTGCCGGCAGTGCCACCGCAGCCGCTACGAGTGCGACGGGCGCGGCCAGCTCGAAGACGGGCGCTGACAACAGTGCCACGGCAGCGGCTGGTAGCGCGACGGCAGCGGATGCCAGCAAGACTGCTGCTGCCGGCAGTGCGACGGCAGCGGATGCCAGCAAGAGCGCTGCTGCGGGTTCCGCCAGTGCCGCAGCCGGCAGCGCCACAGCAGCGGACGCCAGCAAGAGCGCTGCCGCTCTTTCCGCCAGCAGCATCGGTAGCTCGGAAACGAACGCCCTGGCTTCGGCCAATGCAGCGGCGGCGAGTGCGAGCGCCGCCGACGTATCGAAGACGGATGCTGCCACGAGCGCGACGGAGGCTGGGTCGAGTGCGACGGCAGCAGCCACGAGCGCGACGGAGGCTGATGACAGCGCTGCTGCAGCAGCCGGTAGTGCAACGGCAGCGGATACCAGCAAGACGGCTGCCGATGCATCGAAGACAGCTGCTGCCGGTAGTGCAACGGCCGCTGCCGGCAGTGCGACGGCAGCAGGCAACAGCGCCGCCGCCGCGAGCGCCAGTGCCGCCAGCATCGGTAGCTCGGAAACCAATGCCCTGGCCTCGGCGGATGCAGCGGCAGCCAGTGCCAGCGCCGCCGACGTATCGAAGACGGCCGCTGCCGACAGTGCAACGGCCGCTGCCGGCAGTGCCGCCGCAGCCGCGACGAGTGCGACGGCGGCAGCCACCTCGAAGACGGGGGCTGACAACAGCGCTGCTGCAGCGGATGCCAGCAAGACGGCTGCGGCAGGTTCCGCCAGTGCCGCAGCCGGCAGTGCGACAGCAGCAGGCGACAGCGCGACGGCGGCAGGCGACAGCGCGACGGCGGCAGGCGACAGCGCGACGGCCGCTGCCCTGTCGGCCACCAGCCTCGGTAACTCGGAAACGAACGCCCTGGCTTCGGCCAATGCAGCGGCTGCGAGCGCGACGGACGCAGCCGGCAGCGCGACGCAGGCCGATACATCGAAGCAGGCGGCGGCGACGAGCGCAGGTGCTGCGAGCAGCTCAGCCACGGCAGCGGACCAGTCGAAGCAGGCGGCAGCGACGAGCGCCACGGCCGCCGCCGCGAGTGCCACCGCTGCTGACACCTCGAAGAACGCCGCAGCCGGCAGCGCGACAGCGGCAGGTAATAGCGCGACAGCGGCAGGCGATAGCGCCACGGCGGCAGGCAACAGCGCCGCCAGCATCGGCAACTCGGAGACGAACGCACTGGCCTCGGCTAATGCTGCGGCGGCCAGCGCGACGCAGGCCGATACATCGAAGCAGGTGGCGGCGACGAGCGCGAGCGCAGCCGCGACGAGTGCGACGGCGGCAGCCACCTCGAAGACGGGGGCTGATAACAGTGCCACGGCAGCAGCTGGCAGCGCCACGGCAGCGGATGCGTCGAAGACGGCTGCTGCTGGTAGTGCCACGGCAGCAGGTAACAGCGCCACAGCAGCGGACGCCAGCAAGACTGCTGCGGCCAGCAGCGCCACGGCAGCGGCCACCTCCGTCGCCAGCATCGGTAACTCGGAAACGAATGCCCTGGCCTCGGCCAATGCCGCTGCGGCGAGCGCTGCTGCCGCCGATACATCGAAGAATGCTGCGGCGACGAGTGCAGGTGCAGCCGCAACTAGTGCGACGGGCGCGGCCACCTCGAAGACGGGGGCGGACAACAGCGCCACGGCAGCGGATGCCAGCAAGACTGCAGCGGCTGGTAGCGCCAGTGCTGCTGACACCTCGAAGACCGCTGCTGCCGGCAGCGCGACGGCAGCGGCCGGTAGCGCCACGGCGGCGGACACCAGCAGGACAGCTGCCGCAGGTTCTGCTACTGCAGCAGCTGACAGCGCCACGGCGGCAGGCAACAGCGCGACCGCGGCGGCTAACAGCGCATCGGGTGCAGCAACCAGCGCGAACAATGCCTCAGCAACGTTAGCGAACGCCCTGACGAAGGCTAATAACCTGTCCGATGTGGCTGATGCTGCCACCGCGCGCTCGAACCTCGGGCTGGGCACGGCAGCTACGCACCCCGTCGGGGACCTGCTCCAGACGGCGAACAACCTGTCCGACGTGACCCCCGCCACCGCGCGCTCGAACCTCGGGCTGGGCACGGTTGCCACGCACCCCGTCGGGGACCTGCTCCAGACGGCGAACAACCTGTCGGACCTCCAGAGTGCATCGACCGCGCGCTCGAACCTCGGGCTGGGCACGGCAGCTACGCACCCGCTCACGGACTTCGTCCAGCCGACGAACAACCTGTCGGACGTGCAGAACGCGGGGACCGCGCGAGCCAACATCGGGGCCAATGTGTACGACATTGCGCTGTCGATTGAAGGCAAGACAACCAACGCAGAGCTGGTGTTCAACTTTGTGGTGGGGCGTGCCTTCACCTGGCCCGCGAACCTTACCGGCTCCGCGGCGAAAGCGTCCGTTGCAGCAACCGCTTCAGCGACCTTCTCGATCACGCAGAACGGTGGCGCGATTGGCTCTTTCAACTTTGCAGCCAGTGCCACGGTTGCCACGTTCACTTTCGCTTCTCCCGTGACCTTTGCCGCAGGCGACCTGATCCAGATTACGGCTCCGGCGACCGCTGATACCACCCTCGCGAATATCGGCGTGACCTTTGCAGGAACACGGTGATGGCGCAGAAATTCGTCATCCTGACGAGTGGCAACCAGTGGGCTGTTCCGGCTGACTGTTCTGGCACGCTCGACAAGGTCGAGATGATCGGGGCCTCAGGCTCTGCCATGCGTGGTGGGGGTGCTGGTGGTAGTTACGCTGTCCAGCCGAACCTGGTCGTGGGCGCTCCGGGAACCGTGGTGAACTATCAGATAGGTGCGGCCCCCGTTGCGGGCACAAACAGTCCTGGTCCCTTCACTACACAGCGCTCATGGTTTCTCGATCAAACGAAGTACCGCGCAGGGGGTGGGACTTGCTGCTACAACAATGCAGCAGCACTAGCTACCCCCGACTCCGCTGTTCAAGCAGGAGGTACTTCGTACCTCGGCGGTAATGGCGGTGCCCAGGCTTCTACAGGTTCAGGTAATGGCGGGGGGGGTGGTGCGGCAGGGCCTTTGGGTGTTGGTGGTAAGGGGGGGTCTGCTGTTGGTTCAGGCACAGGCAGTGGAGGTGGTGGTGGCGCCAATAATGGTGTCGCTGCTGCTAATGGCACTAATGGCACTGCAACTGCAACGGCTGGTGGTAATTCGGGCACTGGTGGAGTCGGTGGTATCGCAGGTACTGCAACTGTTCCTAATGGTGGTGCCGGGGGTCCCGGTGCTGGCGGTGGGGGAGCTACCACGACCACAGGTGTTGGTGGTAAGGGCGGTGATGGTAACGGCATGGCTGATGGCTCTGTAGGCCCCGGTGGTGGGGGCGGTGGAGGGAAAGTCGCAAGTACCATGGGCGGCGCTGGTGGTCAGTATGGTGGTGGTCCCGGTGGTGGTACCGCGAATCAGGCAGGTACCCAAGGTCTCATCGTCCTCACCTACACACCCGTGGCCGCAGCCGCGCGGCGCATCGTATCGATAGTGGTCTGAGGACCCGTTTTTCGGAGGTCAATTATGGCAATTCTGGATCGCATCGCAGCAGCCCGTGATGACCAGTTTTCCGCTCGCGTGGCGATGATCCTGATGAAGCTGTGTGTAGATGTGGCCAATGAAGACACCGGCTATATCAACCACGTGAACCGGCTTCATTTCGCAGAGCTGCACTTTCGCGCCCTGGTCAACAGCAAGTCGCTGGCCGCGGCGATCATCGCCAACAACGGCACGATCCAGGCCGAGATCGACAGCGCGCCGGCTGAGCGTGGCGCGAATGTTCCGGACGGGGACCTCGAGTATGTGATCTCCGGACTCTACGACCATTTCGCCAACGCCTACGCGCAGGTCACCTGATGAGCAGCGACCGGCAGTTCGAACAGATCGCGGACCCTGTCAACCTCGTTGTGCGCTACACCGCCAGCGACGGCAGCAGGCAGCACGCCATCCTGCTCGAAGGTGCCCCGCTGTGGATCGAGTATCAGGCGTGGCTCGCGGCGGGCAACACCCTTGAGCCCGTTGAGGAGATGCAGGTGACCTTTAACGCGGCTGATCACACCTTCTCGCAGGACGTGTGGCAGGCTGCCATAGGAGAGAACTCATGATCCGGACCATCCTGCTGGTTGTACTGGTGCTGCTGCTGGTCGGTGCCTGGCCAGGCTGGCCGTACAGCACCGGCTGGGGCTATTACCCGACGGGCATTCTGGGCGTGCTGCTGATTGTCGTGCTGGTGCTGGTGCTGCTCGGCCGATTGTGAAGTTTGTGAAGACTGACACAGGAGTGAGGCATGGAAAGCTTTCCCGACTGGGCCGTGCGCCAGACACATGCGCTCGCGGCCCTGTCGGAGTCGGACAGGACCGTGATCCGCTGCTATGAGAACGGGGTGCCGGTGCCGCCTGCGTGGGTGGCCTACCGCAAGGCACTGCGCCTGATCATTGCAGCCCCCACGGGTGACCCGGCGCAGCCACTGCCTGCGCGCCCCCCCTACCCGGTGGGGACCTGAATGGACCTGAACGTCATGGACACGACCGTCAGTTCTGCCTGGGGCTGGATCGGGGGTGGCGGACTCGCAACCGTGGCGATGGCCGCCATGCAACTGCGCCGGCGCCTCTCGCGCGACGATGTCGAGCGGCATAAGGACAGCGCCGAGAAAGACATCATCGACCGGCTCTCGGAAGAGCTGGACCGCGCGGACAGACGCGCCGAGGCGGCCGAGAAACGCAGCAACGAGGCGTTCGAGGCGCGCAATGCGCTGCTGCGTGAACTGGCGCCGATCCATTCAACGATGGCCGCGATGGAGGAACGGATGAAACAGCAGGCTGCACAGATCGTGACACAGCAGGAGGAGCTGGCGAGGCTGCGGGAGAAACGTCATGCCGACTAGCGTACCGCAAGCCCTGATGGGCAGTATGCGCTTCCTGCGCGATGGCGTGGTGCTCACGCTCGTGCTGGCGGTGGCGCTCGGTGGCGCGATCGCGGGCTACTCGTACAGCGAGTACCGCCTGCGCGTGATCGTGCTCAATTCGGCGGCCGAGCATCAGGCCGAGATCAGACGGCTGCAGGAGACGAATACGCGGGTGCTCGCGGCACTGACCGCGCAGGTCCAGTCGGCCGCGCAGACCGCCAATATCGCTGGGGCCAGGGCCGCGAATGCAGCCGACCAGTCGGCGGTCGCGGCGCAAACCGCGAAGTCGGCCGCGGTCGAGACGGCGCGTGCCGCACAACGGCGGCCGACCATCGTCGTCACGCCTGTGGTACCGGAGCCCGCGCGCGCCAATCTGAACCGCGCGATCGAGCGCACCAACCGTGCGATCGATCATACCAATCATCAGGAGCACAAATAATGCGCACTGCCCTGCTGTGCCTGCTGCTTGCGGGTGGATGTGCCACGCACGCGCCGGTTGCGCAGTGTCCGTCACTGCCCGTGCTCGTGAGCCAACCCAGCCCCGCCCAGCTGGCCGCCTATGCGCAGCAGGTGGTCGAGCTGTACGGGCAATGTGCGACGTTGCAATCCTCTAAAGCTAACCCGTAGGAGTCCATGATGAATGTACGTGCGAAATTCAAGGTGACGGAAGTGACCGATGCCGGCGACGGCATGAAGATGATCAGGATGCGTCCCGTATACGGCGACAGTCCGGAAAACACGCAGTTCTTCAGGTGGACCCCCTCAGGCGAAATCTTCATGGGTGTGCTCAACCCGGCAGCATCGGCGCAGTTCCAGATGGGCCACGAGTATTACGTGGACTTCACGCGCGCCGATCCCGTTGAAGCAACCATCATCTGAGCGGGGCATAACGGGGAGTCGGACATGGACAGTTTCCCGGACGCGTTCGCGAAGCTCATCGACGTCGAGAAGGGTCTGAGCCTGGACCCGAACGACCGCGGCAACTGGACCAGCGGCAGGATCGGCGTGGGCGAGCTGCGCGGCACGAAGTACGGCGTGAGCGCCATGTCCTACCCCACGCTCGACATCGCGAACCTCACGCTGGCCGACGCCCAGGCGATCTTCCGGCGCGATTTCTGGAACAGGGTGCAGGCCGACCTGTTCGTGCCCACGGTTGCGTTCCAGCTGTTTGACGCGGCGGTCAACAGCGGCGTCGACGCCGCCATCCGGTGGTTGCAGAAGGCCGTGGACACCGCGCCCGATGGCGTGATTGGCAAATACACGCTCGCTGCCGTCGCGGCGCTCCCTCCCGCCGTCATCAACGCACGCCTTAATGCCTACCGGCTGCTGGACATGACCGGGATGGGCGGCTGGCAGGTCAACTCACGCGGCTGGGCGCGGCGCGTGGCGAACAACATCCTCGCGGGGGTGATATGAGCAGCTGGTCAGACATCGCTGGCGCGATTGCCAAAGGAGCGCCGCTGCTGGGCAGTCTGTTGCCCGGACCCGGCACGCTGGTCGGTGCCGGCGTGGGCGCCGCCGCCTCGATCGTGGCCTCCGCGCTCGGCGTGCCGGCCGACCCCGACAGCATCACGGCGGCCCTGCGTAATGACCCTGAGGCGCTCGCGAAGGTGCGGCAGGCCGAGCTGGACAACCAGGCGAAGCTCGCCGAGATCGCGATGCAGCGCGAGCAGAACGCGCTCGCCGCGCTTAACGCGCAGTACGCCGTCGCGGCAGCGGATCGTTCGGGCGCGCGCCAGTACGCGAGCGCCACGGAGGATCACACCGCGCGCAACCTCGCCTACCTGTACACGGGGGCGCTGTTCGCCGTGATCGCGGCGCACCTGTGGATCGTGGTGCTGCGCATCCCGATCGAGCCGGTGGCGATGAACATCATCAGCACGCTTGAGGGCGTGCTGATCGCGATGGTGCTCGGCTCCAAGGAGTTCTTCTTCGGCTCGTCGTCGAGCGCGGTGAAGCAGCAGGACAAGATCACCAACTTCGCGACCTCGCCGGGTGCGGTGAGCGCGCCCGCCCCTGCTGCTGGCAATACGCTGACCACCACGATCCAGACGCCCAGTGACAGTCAGCAGACCGTCACCGTCGGGCCAGCGGACGACGTCTTCAGGGGGCATTGAGATGCAGTTCAGACAGGGCCTGTGGTTTTTGCAACCGCGTCGGGACGACAGCCGTCGGATCGACGCAATTTTTAGTCTGTTAGTCGATGTTTCTCACCAACTGGAGTTGATCATGAGCGCATTGGATGACCTGAAAGCCGAAGTCCAGGCAACCGTCGATGTCGAACAGTCGGCCGTCGTGCTGATCCAGGGCATTGCCGCCCAGCTGACCGAGGCGCTGGCGAATTCCGCCAGCCCGGATCCGGCGATCGCGGAGCTGACCACGAAGCTCAGCGCGAGCGCGGATGCGCTGGCGGCGGCCGTCGCGGCGAATACCCCGGCGCCCGCCCCCGCCCCGGCGCCGCCCGAGGCCGAGGCCCCGTAACAGACACAGTGCGCGACGCAGCGGTGAGCCAGCCAACCGAGCCAACCAAGTTCCCCTCACATGCGCGCTGCCCCCTAGACAGGGTCTGCCAGGGCAAGGGGGACGGCTGGACGTAACCCTCGCCTCGGTGCTTTCTCCGTTCACACCGAGGATTCCGGGAGCCTGTATGGCTCCCTTTTTTTATGCCTGTCTGACTATCTGTCCAACCATCATGACGCATGGTTAGCTTTGTTTCCTGCGTGCCTAGTTAATTGACTAGGTTTTCGCCTAGCCACCTAGGCGACTGGCTAGATGATTTGTTGTCTGGCATACACACAATCGAGTCAACCACCATCCAGCACGTTGAACTTGTCGTGTTGATCACTTATCCTCTTGCAACAATCAATCAAGTCTAAGGAGCCAGGATGAGTGTGATCTGTATAGGAACAGAGAAGGGCGGCACTGGGAAAAGCACGCTGACTCAGAGTATTTCTGCCCTTCGAGTAGGGTTGAATTACAGGGTTGCGGTCGTCGACTTCGATAATCAGGGGACTACCGCGCTATGGGCCGATACTCGCGACGAGGATCAAGGGTTGAAGTCGATCAAGCTGGCCGTTCCACAGTACAACTCGAAGGTGAGTCACGCGGACTACTTTGCTGGCTTCATCACTGACCTGGCAGCGAGTTACGACGACGTGTTCATTGACGTGGGTGGGAAAGACTACGATGTCTTCCGCGCTGCACTGGTGGCCGCAGACAAGATCGTCGTGCCGCTGGAGCCAAGCCCAGCTGACCTGAACACCATGCCGCCGTTCGCCGCGCTGGTGGACGAGCTGCAAAAACTCATCGGCCGCAAGTTCGATGTGGGCGTGGTGCTCAACAAGGCCGACGATTCACCGATCATGCTGGCCGGGATGCTCGAAGGCATGGGCCAGTTCAAGAAGGTCGTGCCTCTGATGAAGACGCAGGTCGGAAACCGCGCCGCGTTCAAGCGCGCGACGGAGGAGGGCAGGGGCGTCACCGAGCTGGTTCGCGTCAAGGGCAAGACCAAGCCCGATCTGGCCGCGATGAACGAGATCAAGGACCTGTACCTGGAGATTTTCGGAAAATGAAGGCACACATCCGACGCACGAGGAATGAACTGATCGGCGAGCTTCAGAAGGCCGAACCGGTGATTCAGGAAGCCCCTCCGGAGTCGCAGAAGCCTACGGCTGAACAGGTTGTGGCCGATCACAAGGCAGCACAGGCGCGCAGGCAGAACGGTAGCCCCGCACCCGAAACACCCGCTGCCGCCGCACCGCAGCCCGCTGGCGCAGTTTCCGTGCCCCAGCCGATGCCCACCCCCCTTCCTGCCAGACCAGCCGTTTCTACGGCCGCGGCTTTGCCGAGCGGGTACGTAAGCAAGCGGGGGGTGCGTGACCGGGGGCAGGCGCTGAACGTTTCGATTCCGACGCCGCTCTTCGCGCGGCTCCAGGCGCTGTCAGCGAACACTGGCATTACGCAGAAGGACATCGTGGCGACGGCGCTGGAGAAGGAGCTGGCGCTGATCGAGTTTGAGATGCAGCAGGAGGCACAGCCGAAGAGTTGAGATCTATTGGGACATTTTCCGGGTTGGCTGAGAGTTTTCCACAGCCAACTTGGTTTTTAGAAAGACGTTTTTTCGTTTTAACTACGTTTTAGCCTTTCCAAGCTATTGATTTTCAAGCAGTAAACGCTGCCTATTGGGACATTTTCCGGGTTCTATTGGGACATTTCCCGGGTTCAAAGGGACATTTCCCGGGTTATTGGGACATTTTCCGGTTTGGGGCCAGGTCGCTTCCGGCAGTTATCCACAGGGTACAGCCAGTTCAAGCGGGCTATGGGCGAATTCAACCGTCTATTAGCCAAGGTCAAGCTGTTGTAGGATTGGGACATCCTAAAGTTTTGCCCCAATAACCCGGAAAATGTCCCAATGAATTCTCCGCTTCCTAAGTCGATGCCAGTCACTGAGCTGCACGTTAACATGAGCAACGCCTTGACGCGGGCTGCACACAGCTTGAGTCTCGCGGAGAAGAGGGTCGTCGCCGCGTGCATCGCGCAGTGTGACTCCGTTCCGATGAAGGAGCTGGAGCGCGACGGAGCGTGGACCGTTCGGCTGCGGGCGACAGACTTCGCAGAGACCTATGGCATCGACGCAACCACAGCCTATGAGCAGCTGAAGGATGCAACAGACGTGCTGATGAAGCGTCAGGTCACCTTCACGGTGCCAGCGAAGCGCGGGCCGCGCGTCATCAAGTACCAGTGGGTGGGAAAGGCTGTGTATTACCACGGGGAAGGGTGGATCGAGATCGAATGGTCCAAGGACATCGTTCCGCATCTGTTCGGGCTGCGCAAAGAGTTCGTCTCGTACAAACTGAAGCACGCGGCGGCGCTCCGCTCGCTCTATTCGTGGCGGCTGTTCGAGTGCCTGAAGTCCTGGCAGGGGACCGGTGAGTGGTCGCCAACGATCGAGGAGTTCAGTCACGCGATGGATGTTCCTGACAAGTACCGGGCGAATTTCAAAGAGACTCGTGTACGGGTGATCGAGCCAGCGGTGGCTGAGCTGCGGGAGAAGAGCGGGCTGTTGGTGGAATGGGAGACCAAAACCGCTGGACGGAAGGTCGTAGGATTACACTTCAAATTCGAAGTAAGCCCCCAGCAACAACTCGCGTTGGAGTAGTCATGTTCACATCAACCACTGAGCTTTTCCTGACCTACCTTGCTGTCCGGGCCGGCTTTCGGCGCAGTGCACACGTCGATTACGGCGGGCTGCGCACTGAGTGGTCGTACGAGGAATGGCTGGACATCATGTTGAAGAACGAGGACCAGCCAGCAGACGCTGGCTGATTTCAGTAAGACTTTGCGAGGCGGAGCACGATAGGATTTTGTGGTTTGCCAAACGCGACTAACCGTCTGCCCGCCCGTACTCTGCGCATGCAGACCGCTAGTTGCGTTATCCACAAAACCCGGCGCGCATAAAACTTTCATTACGTTACAAAAAAATTTTTCGTGAACTGACGTTCGATAAATAGAATATTACGTTTTCGACCTCGTCAGCTTCCATGAAAATCGAAGACCGAGAACGCCTCGAAGCCAGACGCGGCCAGCAGCTATGCACGGCGAACGGCTACCTCCACTACAGGCGCTTCGCCAATGGCCGTGACGCGGCGCTGATGCCGCTCCTCTACACGGTCGCCATCATCACCGACCTGACCGAATGGGGCTACGGCGACCGCTGGTGCTACCACACTCTCTTTGACGCCAGCGAGGCGCTCGATGCGTGGGACGGCGGGGAGGGCACCGAACCCACCGGCTGGCACCGCCATCCCGACACGGGCCGCAGGCGCGAGGACGGTGACCCGGCCCGGGAAGAGGTTCGCCCATGATCATCGAAGCCGACGGCGAGCTGTGCATGTGGATCATCTTCGAGCGCCCGCGCGATGCGCCCGAACTTTACATCGCGCGCCTGTTCAGGCTCGACCAGCCGATGAACACCGTGATCTATGGCGACACGCTCGACGAGGTCCGTGAGCTGCTGGCGAAGCTGTATCCTGGCCTGACCTGCCTGCCGAGAAATCCGGGCGACGAGGTGCATGTCGTGGAGACGTGGCTATGATTGATCAACTCGAATGCGCGCTGGGACGGATCGCGGATCTGGAATTCGACAACAGGGCACTGCGCCGGAAGCTGACCCAGGCCAACCAGATGCTGAATGAACTGCGCACGGCCCGCCCGCTGCTGTTGTACGGCGATGCGTGGCTGGATAAGATCAACCAGACACTGGCGCACACCGAATGAGCAGCACCCCCCTGATGCTTGGCCCTGATGAGCGCGCTGCACTCACGGCCCTGCGCGGGCTGGCCAGTGCGAACCCCGTCGACATGCGGGTGCTGCCCAAAGCCCTCAGGACGCCTGAAGGCAAGGCCGCGCACATGGCCCGGATGACGCAGCAGTGCGTCACCATCCCGCTTGACTTCCTGGTCACCTTCAGCATCGAGACCGGGCATCCCATGGGCGCCTGCCGGCACATGAGCATCAGCGTCGGCAAGGCCGGGCGCGTACCCAACGAGCATGCCGTGTGGCTGGTCGCCGAAGCGCTGGGCTTTACGGGTGGGCTGGACACGTGCATGCACTGGCTGGAAACCTTGCAGGGCCACGGCCAGGCCGTTAACGTAGTGCAGTCTGTTCTGATCGCCGAAGGAGTGAAAAATGACTGATTTCGAACTGGCCTGTGCCACAGCCACGATGCTGGGCCGCCTGCAGATCGGGCTGAAAGCTGAACTGGCGGGCACGACTGACGCGGCTGAACGGCAGCGCCTGGAAGTACTGCTGCGTGGCATCCCGGACGCCTGCCTGCTGCTCGGCGTCGCCGCAGCCAGGCTCCAGGACGATGCCGGGCAGCGCCAGCCGGTGGAGAACCTGCGGCGTGGACATGAAGACAGCCGGCCCCCGTATCACGTTGCCCTGCATCCCCTGCACCCCGACGCAGACGTCTAATGCCTATCGGACCCGGCAAGTACGACGCCCTGTGCACCGACGTGCGTGAGCGCAGCCAGGCACAGGGCGCGATCGTCATCATCCTGAACGGCGAGCACGGCTCGGGCTTTGCGGTGCAGGCCGATGCCGCCGCGACGCTGGCCCTGCCCCGGCTGCTTGAAAACCTTGCGCGGCAGATTCGTGCCGACCTCACATGACGCCCATCTCTGATCTTGAAATCCTTGACGGCCTGACGATGCCCGGTCTGAACGTCGAGGCGACGCTTGAGCCACGTGAGCTGACGCTGCTGCTCTACGGCATCCGCAACATCATCGCGCGGCGCGAGCGGCTCGTTGAGCAGGTCGAGCGCGAGAAGGCCGCGCGTGAACTCCAGTACTACCGCAAGACACCGTGAGCCAGTCACGAAAGGGGTCCGCGCTCGAGGCGCTCACCAACGTGGCCGTGGGCTATGGCGTCAACTGTACGGCCAACGCGCTGCTGTTCCCGCTGTTCGGCTGGCACATCACCACAACACAGAACATCACGCTCGGCGTGATCTACACGGTGATTTCGCTGGTCCGCTCATACGTATTACGTCGTTTCTATAACTGGCGCACCCTCCGTACGGCAGCGGCGCAGCCATAAGCGAACGGTACGAAATCCTCGAAAACGGCCGCGGCATCCGGTGCCTGCGCTGCGGCCTGACGTCGTGGCATCTGGGCGACGTGGCGCACCGCTACTGCGTGCAGTGCCACGTGTTTCATGACGATGACGATCAGGTATACGACGGGCTGAACGCACCCGACGCAACCCGCAAAGGAGTGCACTGACATGGCGATGACCGTATGGATCCCCGAGACGCCCGCCGGCACGGTGCTGGACTGGCTCGTGGCCGAGACGGAAGAGCAGGCCTGGCAGAACCTGCTGGAGGACGCCGCTGACATGCCGTATAACGGCGTGGCGGGCTTCAGGGCGCGTGGCTATCAGGTCTTCGAATACGACGTGGTGGAAGAAGTGGTGAAAAACTGGGGGGCGCCGACATGAAGTATTACGTACTCGACGCGAACATGGGGCCGGTACCGGTATCCGTGAACATCTGGGTGTCTTTTCTTCGATACGGAAATCGCATCGTCGCCGTTTCAGACATCGACGATGATGCGAAAGTTACGTCAATGTTCAACGGGACCGATTCGATGATGTACGCATCGTACGTGACGCACGTCGATGGGGAACTGCTCGGTGTAATCGGCTATCTGACCGAGGACGAAGCGAAAACCGGCCATCAGGAAATCTGCACAGCCCTGCGCGCGCTTGACGACCGCTCAGGCAACGCCATGTTCGCGGTTCTGTGTGAGATCAACCCTGAGAACCGCAGACGCGCATCATGAGCAGGATGAGCCTGTCCGACAGGCTGGATGCCGACGAGATTGCGACCTGCGTGGAGCGCCAGGAACTGCTGCAGGAGCTTGAGGACATCGAGGACCTGGTTGAACGCATGAAGGACCGCGCTGCGCGCCTGATGCGCCAGATTGCGGCGCTTGACGCGAGAACGACATGAGCCACTTACCACTTATACGCCTGGCATGACCATCGCGCAGCTGCTGCAACCCTACACGGTCTACCTGGCCCTGTACGACTACGACGTGGAAGTCACGCTGCCCGTGGGCACTGACTTCGAACTGCTGACCAGGGTGAAGGACGACTACATCGGGTTCTTTCGGCATCCGGAATACGGCGAGTTTGCCGTGCAGACGCCGGACGCTTTTCAGTTGAACGGCTGACGCGTGCGGGCTGCACATGGGAATGGCTGATGGACTGAATGGGAGGGCATACAGCCATGTTTGCTATCAAGGATTTGCCAGAGGAACTGAAGCAGAACCTCGTCATGAGCGCGATTGATATCACCGGCCAGACGATGATGGCGAACCGCGAACGCCTTGCCGTGCTGCTGCTGGATCGCCGTCCGGCACTGAACGAAGCCATGGCAATCAGGGCGGTCGATTTCGCGCTCGAAGTCCTCGCGATGCTCGCGGCCGACGCCGAGGAAAACGTTGGATAACGCCTGCCTGACACATGGAATTACGCGACCTTTATGACGCTGTAGACACGCTGCGCGACATCCTGCCGGAAGGCTATGACGCGGAGCGTGTCTACAACGCGTTCAAGCACATCGACAAGATTGCGTTCGCACGCGGCTACAACCGCTGCGCCGCAGACTTCAACCTGGGTATCACCATCGAGCCGACGGAGAACCAGGCATGATCGACCCGGCTGAAATTGACCGGCTACTGGACGAGATTATCGCCACGGTTCGCACGACGGCTAACACGTCGCTGCAGACGGCGACCGGACAGATTACGCTGCGCGGCGCGCTCCGCAGACTCTATGAGCTGGGCGTGACCGACGGCATGGAACAGATGCTGTATCCCGGCACGGCGCAGGCCAACATCGAGGCCGAGCAAACGCGGCTTTTGCTGAACGTCGTGGCTGACACGCTTGAGGATAGCCACAAGAGCGTGCTGGCCGCGCAGCTGCGCCAGCGGTTCGACCTTGGCGACACGCACATCACGCCGCTCGCGCCCGGTATCTTCGTGCTGCATGGGAAGAAATCATGAACCTGCAAACCGGCGATAACGTGCTGATCGAGTGCGATGGTCGGCGCGTCCCAGGCGTCGTGATGCTGGCGTCCGGCAACGGCAAGTCGCTGGTGCTGGAGTTCGACGCGCTGCTGGACGGGCACCTTGGCATGATGGCCGTATCGCTCGCAGACGACGGCAAGTATTCGGCGCTTCTGACGGGTTCGGAAGTAGTCCTAATAAAACGTTGCTAATTCCTTTTATGTCAAATCCCCTGAGGACCGCTAAATGTCTGTACTGCAGCGAGCCGGTTCTGGAGAGTGACCGCATCGGTCCGTACCCCGTGAACGGTGAGCCCGTGCACTGGGAGTGTGGGCTGCGCTGCGTCGTCGGTGGCCTCAATCATCTGAATGGGCAATGCTCATGCTGTGGCGGTACGTTACCGCCCGACCCCGAAGGCTGTACCCGCAGGGAAGCCGCCCGCATGGCGGCGCAAGTCTGGATTGCACGAAACCCACTAAAAGGAAACGCTTAAAATGCTGACAGGAAAAAACGCAGACAGACAGCTGGCCGAGCTTCGCAGGCGCATCGAGGCTGAGCATGGGAAGTTCAAGGCCACCATAAGCGCGGCCATTCAGGCGTTTCTGGTGGAGCACGACCTGACGCTGGATGACCTGCGGCCGGTGACGGCCGCTGCGCCGGCAAGGCAGGCCAGGGTAAAGCGGGCACCAGTGGACGTGAAGAAGGCCCCCAGGAAAGCCCTGAAGAAGCGCAAGGCGGCCTTCAAGGGAACGCAGCCGCCGATGTACCGCAACCCCGAAACGGACGCAACGTGGTCTGGTTTTGGGCGCATACCGGGCTGGATCGCCGGCAAGGACCGTGAACAGTTCCGCATCAACGGCGCCTGATGTCACCATGCCCGGCCGCTTCTCAATGACGATCGACGAGGTGTGACCATGTCACCAGACTCTCTGGTTCGCTTCATCGAGGCCAGGAACGCGGCCCTGCGCACGCTCGACCTGAACTGGGCACGGCGGACGGTGCCGTATGTGAACGACGAGACGCTGCTCGTGACGCTGCATAAAACCCGTTACGACTGCACCATGATCGAGGATCACTTGCGCCTTGAAAGTGCTGAATGGCTGCGTGCGCGCGGCTACAAGGCCCTCGGCGGGGTGCCGCTGCTGCCGCCCGGCGAGCTGCCACGCGGCGTGTGAGTGTTCCTGTAAAGGCTCACCTATAGCGTGTGATCAGCGCTCCTGTGGTGTAGTATGCTATACACGTATAGCATACTACCGTTGGGAGGTTCCCATGCTTGCAATCCGGCTCCCCAGGGAGATCGAGGAGCGTCTTGATGCGCTGGCAGCCGCCACAGGGCGCACCAAAACCTTTTACGCCCGTGAGGCGATCCTGGAATACATCGACGATCTGGAAGACCTCTACCTTGCCGAACATGAGCTTGAGGAAATCCGCGCCGGGCGCAGCATCCCCATTCCACTTGAAGATGTGATGAAGCAGTATGGTCTGGCGGATTGAGTTGTCGGGGCTGGCACAGAAAAATCTGCGCGCCCTCGATCATGGAGCCGCAGACCGCATCCTGCGATATCTCACCGATCGGGTTGCCAGGCTGGACGACCCCCGCAGCATCGGCGACCCGCTCAAAGGCGCGAAGCTCGGCGAGTTCTGGAAGTATCGCGTGGGCGACTACCGGATCATCGCCGACATTCAGGACCACGCGTTGTGCATTCTGGTGGTGCGGATCGGCAACCGCCGCAAGGTCTACAGGCAATGACACTCACACCCTACTGGGCCGTGCTGGGTGCCGGGGGCACGCGGCCCTCGCAGCTGGCAATGAACTCCTTCATCGCGACCAGCATGTCCTCGCGCCGCGCATTGCTGATCCAGTTCATCCGGCCGCCCTGGATCACCTCCAGATCAAACACCAGTAACGCGAAGCCGTAGCCTTCGAAAATCTCGGAAAGGGCCTGCGCGACCGAGTTCATTGTGTTGTGATGCTTCGCCTGAATCGGTGCCTCATTCTGGTCCATGCTCCCTTCTCCCTGAGGTGACTGCCCTGATCTCGATCTCAAAGCGCGGCACGCCATCAACCGTGACCACGTGCGTTTCGCCCACGCCGATGTACTCGATGATCGCCTTGATGCAATCGCTCGTGACATCGACGGCGCCACGGTGAAACGTGTTGCCCGCCCGGTTCGTGTGCCCCGCCTTGATGCGCTTCGTGAGCGCGGTGCAGGCGACGTGGATCATGACGGCTCCTGAGGGGCGATGAGCGGGTCCAGCCCGCGCGCGTGACGCCACTCGCGCACCGATGCGTCACCATCGAGCACGACGCGGGCGGCCATCACGGCGGTCTGCACGGCCTCCTTGCGCACCCTGGCAGCGCTCTCGTCGAACACGGCCTTGCACAGTTCGCCAAACTCTTCCGCAAGTGCAATGGTCATGACCCGGTCGCCGGGAAATTTCGCCCGCGCGAGGCGCAACTCGGCACGAACCTCGTTGAGGAAAATCTTCACCTCGTCATCATCGCGGATCATTCGAACCGTCCTCCTCTTCGTCGGGTATCACCCCCCGTTGCGGGTAGAGATCAGCTGCTACCTCGGTGCGCAGCACTTCAACAAAACGGAGCAATGACTCCTCGTCAAACTCGATCGTGCCGTCGCTATAAACGATGGCGTATTCGCTGGCGAGTTCCAGGATGTCCTGTCTTGGGTCGCTCATGCTGCTTCCTCGTCGTAATGGGCGAACGCATGCCACACATACAGCCCGCCGTGCTCGAAGAAGGTCGACACATAGTCACCCGCATCCGGTGGCACATCGTGGCCGGTGCCCACGATGTTCACCGTGACCGCCTGCTGGTCCCCGGTATCGACCAGTGCGCGGTCCAGCAGCACCCAGGCGAAAAAGTCGCCGCTCTGCCAGTCCACCCTCTCGACCAGCGCCCCTGGTGGCAGCATCAGCTGCGTAGCACCCAGCTCAACCGGGTACTTGTAGATCGTTTGCATGCGACCCCCATCGGTTGCTGACACACGTAATGCTCGGCCTGTATCGGCTCTCCTTCAATAGATTTCAGCGGGCGCGGTGAACCACAGGCGCCTGGGCACACCCCCGGCGACGGGCAGCGCGTACTGGATCAGATAGTCCTGATCCTTCTTCTGGGCCATCGACAGCTCGCCCGCATCGTGCCGCGCGCGACACAGGGCCAGCCGCTCCAGATCCCGCTCAAGCCAGCGTGACTCGCCGGGGCGCTTGCGCGCCACGATGAACCCGTACAGCTTCGGATCGCCCCAGCCGGCGAGCGGCAGCGTTCGCATGACCTGCACGACATGTTCGAGCGGGGTGTCCAGACGCGCGGCGATCAGCACAGGCGTGTAATTCAGCTCCAGTAACGACCTGATGGTTTCCACGATCAACCTCCATGCGCACCTACGCCAGCTCAAAAAAATACGTTTCCTTTCCGTCGGGCAGCTTCACGCGCACGGGCGACAGGTTGAACAGGCCACCCGTCGTGTAGTTGCACGGGCCGTTGCCCTTGCCTCGCGCGAACGCATCGCGTGGCTCGCCCTCGCGGTAGCGGCCGATGCACGAGAAGGCGACGGCACCCTCTGGCGCACCGGCATCGCGCCAGTCCTCAGTCGCGGCCTCAAACTTGCACAGCGGGCACACAAAGCGCCATTTCAGCGGATCCGCACCGAAGCGCCGCACCGCCTCAGCCTTGAAGTCTTCCAGCGTGGTTTCGCGGATCTGGCTCATGGCTTCAGGCCATCAGAGGAAGGCTGAACACGTGATCCGCAACCGGTCGCTTGTGGGTCACGACGATGACCTGCCTGATGGTCTCTTTCAGCCGCTGCAGACACTCGGCGGTGTAGCACGCGCGCTCCTCGTCCATTGACTCGTCGAACTCGTCGGCCATGAACACACTGAACACGCCGTTGGTGAGCACCTGCCCGAGACCGATGCGCAGCGCGAGGTTGGCCACCGCCTTGCCTGAACCGGAGAGCGTCTGCACCTGCTGGCCGTCGACCGTGATGTTGAAATCGTCATCCACCACGATCGAGCTGCGCGCGCCCCCCGTCATCTGGTTCATCAGCAGTGAGGCCACCTTGTTGAGCGACGGAATCAGGAACGACTTGATGACCGTCTTCGCCTCCGCGATCGCCGCCTTCGCGTTCGCGTAGTCGTCGGCACGGGCAACCAGCCCGTCGTGCTGCGCCCGGTCAGCCTCCCAGGATTTCACAGCCGCTTCGTACGCGTTATGCGCCTGCTCATAGGCGCGCGACACCACCAGCCGCTCGTCCAGCTCACTGAGTGTCTGCTCGACGCTCGCCAGCTCGGCGATGCGCGCTTCGCGCGCGGCCAGCTTCTCGAAGAACTGCTCGTAGGACATCAGCTGCGCGCCGTACGCGAGCAGCTCGCCGTCAAACTGCTGGCGGGCCTTGAGGTCGGCCGAACGGTCAGGGGTGTTTTCAATCGCCTCGGCCAGCGTCCTGACCGATGCTTCGGTGTCGCTTATCTCGGCCGCAAGCTGGCCGATCTCGAGCTTCAGCGCCTCGATCTGCTGCGCGAGGTCCGCCCGGTAGGCCTCGATCAGGCCCTGCGTGTGGGTGACGGCCTGTTCCAGCTCCGCGCGGCGCTCGATGTTGCCCAGCAGCGCGCGCTGGTTGCGCAGGAACTGGCGCGTCAGCTCCGGCGCCGGGGTCTCGGTGACGTCGGCGTACGCTTCGAGTGCGGCGCTCGCAAGCGGCCAGTGGTGGTCGCACTTCGGGCACACGTGCTCGCCCTGCCCGAGCAGCTTCTGCCTGGCGACCCACCGCTCGTGCATGTCCCAGTGCGCCTCAACCACGTTGATGCCGGCTTCCTGCATCTCCGGCATCGGCAGCCCGGCGAGCTGCTGGGTGATGCGCGCCAGATCCATGTCAAGCATCGAGCGGCCATCGCGCTCGGCGTCAAGCTTCTCCAGCCCGGCGCGCTTGCGGTTCAGTTCGGCCGCCTGGCCGGCGAGCATGCCCTCCAGCGTCTTCTTCGACGTGATCAGGGTGCTGCGGCTGTCGAGCAGCCCCTGCAGCGTCCCGGCGGTTTCGGTGATGGCGCAGACAGGCTCGACCGGTTTCAGCGGCTTGTGGGCCACCATACCGCGCAGCTGATGCAGCTCCGCGACCAGTTCAGCCGTCGTCGTGCGTTTGAGCGCGAGCGTCGTGCTGCTCTCGTAGCCTGACGGGATGGCGGGCTGCACAGGCTCGCGCAGCACGCTCGCGAGGCCTTCGGCCTGGCGGCGGAACGTGAGCGACTTCTCGTTGAATTCCTTGACCATGTCATCGAGCACCGTCAGGCCAATGGTCTGGTCGACGATCTTCTTGCGCTCGGCGGGCTTCGCGTCCGAGAGCTTCTCGATCTGCCCCTGCAGGCAGGCGTTGGCCATCGTGAACACGTCGAAGTCGTAGCCGAAGATCTCCTTCATCTTTGCGTTCACGGGCTTGGTGCCCGTCGCGACGTCCTGCTCGCCGTCGTTGAGCACCCGGATGAGCTTCGCGTTCTTCACCGTGCGCACCACGCGGTACATCATCTCGCGCACGACGAACTCAAGCGTCACCTCCAGCTTTTTGTAATCCTCGACGGCGCCGCGCAGCGCCACGGTGCCCCACAGGGCGAACAGGATCATCTCCAGCGTGACGCTCTTGCCGCTCTCGTTCTTGCCCGTGATGGCGGTCTGGCCAGTCTTGAACTCGAACACCGAGTTCGCGTGGCGATAGCCGTTCCTGATATGCAGTCTGTTAAGCATTGCGCATCTCCTGATACCTGCCGAGCACTTCACTGCCCACCTCACCACTCACGCCGTGCTTCGTCAGGCACCGGCCCAGGATGTCCATCATGTCGAACGACTCGGTCTGCATCGAGATGTCGACGAAGTCCTCGCCGTTATCTGCAATCGGCTTGGTGGTCACCGCCCACGCATCGACCTCGAAGTCGATCTGCTCACCGGGCCTGAGCGCCACGCGCACCGCCATGTCGTGGAACCGCCCGGGCGAAGCCGCAAGCGCCTCCTTCAGCTCGTCGAGCGTGAGCGTGACGTAGACGTTGCCCTCCGGATCCTCGCCGTGCGCGTACGGCTGCAGGGAGCCGGGAAACAGCACGCGCACGCCGTCGATCATCTCGTCATAGGGGCGATGATCGTGACCGCTCACCACCACCTTCGTGTACGGGCGCAGCTCGAACAGCGGGATCGCGTTGTGCGGGTTCTCGTCGAATGTCACGCGGTCCCAGTGGCCGACCACGAGGTCATATTCCCTGTAGCCCTCGTTGCCCAGCTCGCGCGCCATCTCCTTCGAGTTCCTGAACGGGTGCCACGGCAGCACGCCCACGCGCAGGATGCCGTGCTCGATGACGGTCAGCTCGTCCTTGACCACGACGATGTTCGGCATGCTGTCCAGCAGCTCGTAGAGCAGATCGAAGGAACTGGCCTTGTCCGAGTCGCGTGACGCATCATGGTTGCCGCGCACCAGCACGAACCACGTCTTCGGGCGGCGGATCGCCGCGTCGCGGTACGCGATTGCGACCTTCAGCACGATCTCGGGCGCGACCACGTACGAGTTGAAGATGTCGCCCAGGCAGATGTTCATGTCGACCTCGGCGTCCAGCTCGTCCCTGAACTGGGCGAACTGGGCGGCTTCGCGCTCGCCGCGGCGGTGCAGCGGCACGCCCGTCTGGAATGACAGGCCGAGATGCGGGTCGCCGATGAACCCGATGGTCCGTTCCTGCAGAGTGATTGTTTTCATGTTGTGTGGTGGTGTGGTGGTGAAAGTGATGGTGGTGGTGGTAAAACTCAGGCGTCCGGATCCGGATGCGGCGTCGAGTGCGCCTTCGCCGCAAGCAGGACCTTGATCTGGTGCACCACGTCGAAGAGCGCGCTGTGCGCATCGCCCTCAAACGGAATGAGCCGCTCGAACGGCGGCGGATCATGCGGAAAGTACCGGCCGCGCAGGAACGAGTTCATGTCGTTCACGTCCCGGTAGTAGAACGGGTTGGGCAGCGCGAACTGCCTGCAGTAGCTCTCGATGAACGGGTACTCGAAGTGACTCGGCTTGGCCCACAGGCGCAGGCTGTCGTTGGCGGGGTCGATGCCGGCGCGTGCCCATTCGACGAACGCCTGCATCACCACCTCGGGCTTTTCCGAGCGCTCGAAGATGCTGCGCAGGATGTGGCTCTTGTCCTTGAGCCACCACTCGCGTGTGCTCTCATCGAAGAACCGGCCGTGCGGCATCATCAGGCAGCGGTCGAACATGACGGGTGAGATCTCACCCGACTCCATGTCAAAACGCACCGCTGCGATCTGGATGATCGCGGTGGTTTCAGGTGATGTCCCCGTTGTCTCCAGGTCCACCATCGCGTTAAGCATCTTAGTCATTTCGTTGAACCAGTTGAGAGAACATTCTTGAATGTTCAAGTTTGTAGGGTTCAAGTTCAACCCAGCGTACTGACTTTGCATCGTGCTGGATAAATACCCGAGCCGGGACGACATACCATTGAGGGACGCTCTCGCGTCTGATCCAGAAGTAATACATGCCATCCGCCGCAATAACCTGACGGCACGCGGCCCACTGCGCCTTCCTGATCATTGAAAATGAAAATGAAGGTTCACTGAGGGTGCTTTTCACTTCGGAGTAAAACGTGTAGCCATCCCAGGTGACAAGATAGTCAGCGGGCTGGGCATCCTTGAAGGACGCGGACACGCCCGACTCGCCACGCACATGCGCGGTGTCGGTCAGGCGCTGGACGTACGCGCGCTTTCCGAAAGGTGCGAAGAAGGAAACGAATTCCGACTCCGCATCTTTCCAGATGCTCGTCATTTTCTTTGTGTTTACCGTGGTGGTGGTGTACGCAAAGTATAGCGAGCGTGAACCGTTTCGGTATCCTTTTTTATGCCGATACCACTTCGGCTTCATCGACCAGGATGTAATTCAGGATCGCCTCGCGCTCCTCTGCAGTGGCCCGTTGTTCCCACCGGTCTTCCGCCACGCATGGCACACCCTTCTGGATCTCCATCAGCTCGATCATCCCGCTCGGCGCCTTCTCCAGATCCCACGGCTGCATCGTCTTGCCGATCGCGAGTGATGAGTCGAGCTTCAGGGTGTTGAAGAGACCCCGCGGCTTGATCATCTCATCGTACAGCGTGTCGCAGAACCTCAGCACCTGCGAACGGGGCACGGAGTAAACCAGTTCGTCGTGGATCAGCAGGTAGAAGCGCGCGCGGAAACCTTCAAGCTTGATACGGGCCTTCATCGCAATCATGGTCTGCTTCGACAGTGCCGCGACCAGCCCCTGCACCTTCGCGTTGACCGCCTGGTTGCCGGCGCGGCGGTTGACCTTTTTGATCACCAGCTCACCGAACGCGGCAATCGCCGGGATCCCATAGGCCTCGAACTTGGCGCGCATCAGGTTGATCCACTCATAGGTCGCTTCGAACCGGTCGCGCCGGTGATGGTCGGGCAGCTCGACATAACCCTGGTCGCGGGCCTCCTGAATCGTGTCGACGCGCCACTGCTCGGCGACCGCAAAGGTGGCGCGGTACCGGTCGGTCATCTCCCACATGAACTCGCTCGACCAGCCGAGCGCTTCACCCGTGGTGCCGAGCGCGCCGGAGTACCAGTAACCAAAATTCGCTGGCTTGCCGATGTCCTTGCGCAGCTGCTTCCTGTCCTCGCGGGCGTTGTACTCCTCCTCGCTGATGCCCATCAGACCCGTCACGGCACGCTTGTGCAGGTCGTCGTGCGGCCGGTGGTCATAGGCCTGCGCAAAGGCGGGGTCGCCCGAGTACTCGCCGATCGTCACCAGCTCGACGGCCGACCAGTCAGCCGACACCAGCACGTGCTCCTCGCCCCCGGCGTCGTCGTCGTCGGCCTCGTAGAAGCCGCGCACGTACACGCTCTCGCCAAACTTGCTCAGCTGCTGGCCGTTGGGGGTGGCCATCGCGCTGCGGCGCGTGGCCAGCATCGACGACAGCACCGGGTACACGCGGCCCGTATCCGGGTCGACCAGGCGCAGGTAGGGCGTCAGATACAGCTTCATGCGCTGCGCGATGCTGGCCATCTCCCTGAAGGTCCTGAACACCGTCAGGCCCGCCTCGTAGCGCTCGATGTCACGCATGGCCACGCTCTCGCCGCGCGCGGCGAGCTTGATGTGCGCGTGGATCTCGCCCTTCCCGTCGAGCACCGCGTCGCCCCACAGCTCGCGATGCTTCCTGATCCAGCGGCGCTCCAGCTCCTGCCGGCAGTCGTCATCACTTTGCGTCTTGCCGTCGGCCTGCATGTACGAGCCGCGCAGCAGGTCGTAGAGGACCGTGCGCATCGGCATGTAGTGCACGAGGTTCACGCCCGTGGGCTCGCGCATCCTGCGCTCGGTGGCCCAGGCGTTCGACACGGGGCTGCGCACCTGCATGCACTGCGCGAAGTCGTCGTCGCTGTCGGCCGTGCTGGCCCAGTCCTCGATCTGCCTGCGGTACTTCCGGAAGCCCTCGCTGCCCTTCACCGGGTCCACATACCACCTGTCGTACTTCGCCAGCTTCTCGTGCGGCTCGTCCCCGAACGGCAGCAGCGTGCGGATCGCGGCCTTCATGATGCGCAGGTTGCGCGCCTCGTTTTCACGCTCGAGCGCACGCCGCTCGAACACCGCGCGCGCGTTGAGCTTGATGCCGTGCTGCCACACTTCGGACGCCTCGCGCACGAAGGGCATCTCCTGCGTCATGAACGTGTCGAACACCGGGGGGTTGGTTTCCATGATGTACTGGAGCACGCGGTGGAAAAGCCGCATGCACCACCAGGCGTCATCCACGCCGTACTCAAAGGTTTCCTCGCCGGTCAGCTGTCCCATGTGCACGCGAGCGCCAAGCGTCTCCTCGTAGGTCGCCATGCGGTAACCGAACCAGCTCTCGACCGCGCGCTTGAGGTCATAGCCGATGCGGATGCCCGCGACGTAGCCGTTGTAGCTATGTGCGGCCGTCGACTCCTTGGCGCAGACCTTGTAGAGCAGATCCTCCTGTTCGGCCGTCATCGGCATGCCCTGCTCGTAGCCCGCGAACACACGCGCCACGGCCGGCAGCAGCTTCTCGATGCCACCCAGACCCGGTTCACGGAACCGGTCCTTGAAGTAGGTGTCGGGTGAATACGCCGACACGCACAGCTGCAACGTGCAGATGACGCGCTCACCCAGCTCGAAGCCGAGCGACTTCATCATCATCGTCCACTCGAAGTTCGCGTTATGAATGACCCAGTACGCATCCTCGGCCTTCGCAACAAGCAGCGCGCGCGCCTCTTCCCACGGCACGCGGTTCTCGATGTCCGCGTGCATCAGGTTGATGTAGTAGCCCGCCGCGTTTTCATCGGGGTAGAGCGAAAAGCCGCACACATCGGTGCGGTTCACGTCGAACACGAGCCGCGTTGAGGCGGACTTGCGCCCCTCGTCATCGGTCTTCAGGAATTCGTTCAGGCCCGCGTGACGGCGGGAGTCTTCCGTTTCAATGTCGAAGCCGATAAAGCCGGCCGCGGCAACCTCCGCGATGATCCTGGGTGCGATCTCGTGGAAGTTGCGCGCGTCAACGAGGACCTTGTCCATCAGCCGATCCTCTTCACGCGATGGAACAGCGAATCGAGCATGATCAGGCTCACCCGCCCGTCCATGCGCAGATCCTCGTTCTCGTAATGGACCGTGTCATCCAGCACCTGCGTGACGACGTGCACGTTGCCGGTTCGCTTGCAGCGGATGAGCTGCCCCGGCTGCGGGAGTTGGGGTAGTTCGTCGGTCATATCATGAACTCCGTGAGGATCTCGTTCATCTTCTGGTCGTCTGGCACCCCAACGACCAGGTGCCGGGTGATCAGCGCTTCATCAACATCGAAGAAGCCGATGATCTCCCACATGCCCCTGAGCGCGGCGTCATTGCCTGGCGTCCTGAGCCAGTTCAGTGCGCGGCAGTCATTGATGCCCAGCGCCTCGCCTTCCGCGTCCCAGTCGGGCGTCGCACCTTCGGTGAAGAACTGCATCCAGCGCGCCCGGTCACACCGCTCCCAGGACTTCTCACCGAAGAACGGGAGGCCTGTGATCTTGTCCGCGTTATCCCCCACCAGCGCCTTGTACAGACGCACTTCAGTCCAGTCTGTGTTTTCGTAGCGGATGTTCTCGCGCCCGACGATCTGCGTGTGCCTGCCATCACACAGCGCGAGCATGTCGCCATCGGTCGAGTGGATGCGGATCGCGTCCGCGATCGGCGCATACAGCCGGTGCAGCTTGGCGATCACGTCGTCCGCCTCCCAGCCGGGGATCTCCAGTGACATGCAGCGCGTGGCCGGCAGCACCTGCTTGAACAGGTCCATCGTCCGGTAGAACACGTCAGAGGCCCTCGCGCGGCCGACCTTGTAGCCGGGATACAGCGCGCGGCGTCGCGCCTTCGCGTTGTAGCCGTCCCAGACGAACAGGATCGGGTCGAAGCGCGGATAGGCGTTCAGCTCGAACAGGTAGGCGCGGATCGAGCCGTAGGTTTCGAAGTTGATGCGGAAGATGTTGTTGCCATCGATGATATGAAACGGCATACAGGCCCTCCCGGAACGAAGAAAAGCCGCAGGCCTGGGTATCAGCCTGCGGCTTGCGTGGAACGCAGCGACGCTTACGCGTGCTCTTCCGAGTAGACGCCGAGCGGCTCAAACGTCATGACGCCCCACTCGTTGCCTTCCTTGTTCTTCATCTTCCGGAAGCTGACCTGCACCTCGACCTGCTGGTCGAGCAGGCCCTCGGCAGTGGCCTTGTTGTAGAAGTCGCGCCACTCGCGAAAGCCGGTGGTCGAGGTGGCGTAGCCCACGCGCTGACCCTTCTTCGCCAGCACAACCTTCTTCGGCGACACGACGTCCTCGGTGAGGACCATCGGGATGTCAACGGCCGAGTACGGCCTGGCCTTGTTATCGAGGCTGCAGGCGCGCTCGATTGCCGCCGACCACGGAATGCCCTTGTCGGACATCACGCCGTCGTAGGTCGACCAGTACTGCGCCGGGTTGCCCGCCTTGATCGAGTACTTGGGCGAGAAGCCCACGCCATCGGTCATGTCGATGATGGCGACGAACGTCGAGATCAGCTCGTCCGACTGCCCGAAGATCAGGCCGAACTCCTTGACCTTGACCCACAGGTCGACGTTCATGCCACCCGTCATCAGCTGCTCCATCGACACCTTCTTGCCGGGGGGCAAGGCAGCGGCAACGGCGGTGCTGGCTGCCGGGACGACAGCGGTGCCAGTGACAGCGGTGGTGCCCGCAGCAGCGGTGGCGACCGTGCCAGCGGCGGCCTGGGCTTTTGCAATTGCTTCCTGAATTTTGTCAGTCATGATTTTGATCCTTAGCCAGTTTAAGTTTGATATCGCCCTACCTCACCCCCGTGGTGGAGGGGGTGAGTCCGAAGATATTATCTTCGAACTTCTAACGATTCAACCTGTTTTATCTGATAGATCAGGCTGAATGTGTGCTGTCTCACAGTCCCCTTCAGGAGACGTCATTCATGGCCATTTTGCGGGCCGGCGCGGCGCTTTTGTCGAACATCGTCTGCTGCTCCTGCCGGCGTTGTTCGGACAACGAGAAGACTTCTTTTGACGGGTCAACCAGATGCGCGTCGCGTGATTTCTGTTCAACGATCTGGAAGATGCGCTGATCAATCGAATGCCGGTATTCCAGCAGGTAGATCAGCAGCGACTTCTCGCGTTTGCCACGGATGCCCCGTCGATAGGCCTGCACGAAGCTGTCATCCATGTAGTTCAGCGACGTGAACACCATCGTGTGCAGGTGCTGCCAGTTAAAGCCCACGCCTGCTGTATCGGTGGAGGCCACCACGCAGTCAAGCAGGCCACTGCGGAACTGGTTATCGATCACCGCACGGCGGGCCGACGATACATTGCCGTTGATGAGCGCGGTGCGCAGCCCCATCGAGCTGGCGAGGCGCCCGATCCGTTCCTGCTCGGGAATGAGCGCGGCGAACACCGCGAGCGGCTCGCCCGACTGCACCGCATCGGCCAGATGGATGATCAGGCGTTCGTCCTTGCCGGTACGCTCGCCCGCAGCCAGCCCGAACGATTCCGGGTGGGCCATGATCTGGCGACAGCGCATCGCGTTCAGAGCCGGCGACTCGCCGTTGAGGAACGAATCCTCCAGCTCGACGAGCGCCTTCTCTTCCATCTCGTCATACGCCGCACGCTGTTTCGGCGACATGTCGCACAGCTCGGTAACGATCACCTTGGCCTCAGGCCCGTGGATCTCCTCAAACGTGTGACGTACCGCTATCTTCGAAAGCACGGCCCCAAGGTGCGCATGGTTCTGCCAGCCGATCGTCTTGCCGGATGCGTCGGTGACCCGGTGGTAGTTCAGAAAACCGTTGAGCGTGCCGTAGAAACGCGGCTCGATCGCCTCCAGCACCGGGTAGGCACTCGAGATCTTTCCCTTGATGATGGTCCCCGTCATGCCGACGAAGTACGACAGGGTCTTCATCGCCTGGAGGAACGCCTGCGTACGCTTCGCGTTGTAGCCCGACCAGCCGAGGTGGATCTCGTCGCCAACCAGCGCGGCCAGCTCCGGGTGCCAGCTCTTCATGCGTTCCCAGTCGTCGCCAAAGCGCTCGAAGCCCATCAGGAACACCTTCGCCTGCGGGTTGCGCATCTGGCGCTCGCGCCGCGCCTTGTCGCCGTCGATGATCTGGACGTCGTCTTTCGTGAAGCGCGTGAACTCCAGGATCTCATCCCGGTTCTTGCGCAAGAGCGACATCGGCATCACGAAGAACGACTTCACGCCCTTCTCATGCCACAGGTAGTCCATGTAGACCACCGCGCTGCCCGTCTTCTGGCACGCCGGATCGCTCAGGTTCAGGCACCTGGGCGTCATCATGTAAAACGTCAGGTCCGCGATCTGGTGATCGCGAAGTGCTTTCTTTTCCATTCAGGCAGACCTCCCCCGTGGTGCCGGCAGGTCCGACAGCGGGTCCTCGCGGCGCGCGTAGCGGCGCAAGGCGGTCATGCCGAGCGCCTCGAGCGGCAGGGAGATGATGGGGCTCTCCTCGCCGGCCAGCAGCGTCGAGCGGATGCGTTGCGCGGGCTTGCGCACGATGAGGTCGGCGGTGCCCGTGATCACCACCCGGCGCGGGGTGGTCAGGCACTGGTTGGCGACCTCATCGATCAGCCGCTGGTGCTTCGGATTCGCCTGCGTGAGCACCAGCGGCTGCACGTTGGTGCGGGTCAGCTCGGTGCGCAGGTCGGTGGCGGTGAAATGCCAGATCGGGCGCACGATCGGCGCGATCGGACTGCTCATGCGCGAGAGCGACAGCAGGATCACGTTCATCTCGTCGTTGGTGTCCTCGAGGATGAACACGCCCGCTTCAAGCGCATCTTTCGGCAGCGGCAGCATGGCCTTCACCAGGGGGTCGGTCACGAGCTGCTGGAACTGTTTCCAGTGGCTCGCATCCGGCACCACGGCACTCACCGGAAACAGATGGTTGCAGGGCAGGCGCCGGGGTGTCTGCACGACAAAGGGCGAGGCCTGCTTCAGCGACAGGAAATTGGTGGCCGCGCGCCCCTGATGCAGATAGGCGATGCCGTCTGCCGTCCAGTGGATGCCGTAGAGCGGCACCGCGATCTTCTCTTCAACCGCAGCAGCAGTCATGGGGAAAAAGCTCCGAAAGTGTCTTGTGCGTGTAGGTGCAGATGTCCATCAGGTCGGTGAGCGTGACGTCATAGCGGCCACCCTCGACGGCGGCGACCTTGTGCACGGTCCAGCCCAGGCGCGCGGACGCTTCCTGGCGCGTGTGCCTCATCTCGATCGAGCGGCACAGCACCAGCTGCTCGCCCAGGCGCTCATGTGGGCGACCCAGCGATGGCCTGAGGAATTTCTCTGTCCGAAGCCGGGATCCCGCCTTGACCCCCTGCTCCCTGATGATCAGCCGGATCGTGGCTTCCGACAAGGAAAAGGAGCGTGCGAGCGCCGAGGCGGTTTCTCCGGACGAGTACAGATCCGCGATCTGTCGATCGCGGTCGGCCTTGTCCATGTCAACCATCACACTTTCGTGAACGGATAGGCCTCGGGATGTTTCCTGATCAGGCGCGCGAAGGCGCTGCCGAACGAGTCAGCCGTGACGAGTTCATCGACGACTGCCTGCGGGACGTTGCTGTACTGGTACTCGTCGCCGTGCTTCACGAACACGATGTTGAGCAGCTGGGCGCCTGCATCGTAGGCGTACGAAGCAATCTGTGACGACGTCACAGCGATATGGCCAGTTTTCATGTTGATCCCTGTGTGTTATCGGACATCGTCAGCCGTGGTGTTGCTGGTCGATGCCGTGTTCAGTCAGCCTTTAACCTTCGTGCGGCGCAGCTCGTTGCGCAGGGCCTTCAGCTTGCGCTGCTGGTCCCGGTCCAGCCGCCCGGAGTCGAGCAGGTTCTTCGCCGCCGCATACCAGATGGCGCGCGTGACCGGCCGGCCGGGGTCAAGCCCGTCCTTCTTCACCGTGATCGTGCCCGACCGGCGCAGGCCCGCACCCGTCGTCATCATCGCGTTGAACGCGGCCTGCGGGTCAGCGTACGGATCAGGTGTCACTCGCAGTCCTCACGAAAAACCCCCACGATGGCCGGCGATTCGTGGTGTTGTCCGAACCAGACGCCGTCGGCCAGCTGGTCATTGACAAGGGTCTGCAGCTCCTCCCACAGGATCACGCCCGTGCTGTTCCAGAACGGGTCATCACTGTTGCGGATCGCACGGTTCAGACCCAGCGCCAGGTACTTGTCCTTCAGCTCGACGAACGCGTCGATATCGACCCTGATCAGGATGGTCAGGCCCACATCGACGATGTCGCGCAGGTGCGTGCTGCTGGCACGGATCTCGAGGACGGGCGTCAAGGTCTATCTCGTCACCACCACCCCTCGCGGCAGGAACGCCAGCGGGAAGGTGTGATAGTCAACCACGGCCCCCATCACCTTCAGATGGCGCATCGTCATCTGCCATGCCGCGCAGCTCACCGTCGAACTGAAAAAGCGCTGGCGATGGCTGCCGTCCAGGTAATGCGTGAACATGGTGAACTGCGTGATCGCCGGGTTACCCGGCGAGATGTTCTTTGCCGATGGCACGGAGTACCTCCTTGATAAGTTCGGGCGGAAAGTCCGCCATATACGGGTGATCCTGCACGTCGCCAAAACATCGTGGTGCACTGGTTGCCAGTTGCGACTCCAGCAGCTCCTCACAGTCCCGGCGCAGGGCGGCCAGCGGGTTGGCCGGCATGGCCCCGCCCACCCGACGCGGGGCACGCCTGTCTTTCAGCAGCCAGTGCGTCGGGTTGCAGCACAACGTGAGTCCGCAGGTGTTGATCAGCCGGAAGTGCTCCGATTTCGGCACCTCCTGCGTCGCCCACCGGTACACCACCCGATGCACCACCTCACGCTTGCCGCGACCGGTCTTCACGAGGCCGTACGCGTCCACCCGCACCGGCACGTAGAAGCCACGGTAGTCACGGTCACGCACCAGCTGCCGGCGCAGACCCGCCCTGGTACGGGCACCCGTCCACGGCCAGCAGACGTCGTCGACGCCGAAGTTCTCGATACGGTCCCTGATGCGCCCGACGATATCGTCGAGCGCGCTCACGGTGGTGAGGGGGAAGGAGTGGCCAGTTTCATTGATGACATTCCTGTCAGTGGGTCGAACGTCCGTGGTGGTGAGCTTTGCTGCCGTGACAGCAGGCGTCGACCTGCGCGCGCTGTCAGGAAAGCCGCGTCGCGAGACGCGGCCCTTTGCGTCAGTTCTTGATCAGGGTCGGGTGCAGCTTGAAGTGCCGTGACAGATACGTCAAGACCGAATCGCCCTCTTCCGTGAGGTTCTCGAGCAGCTGCTCCTCGGTGATCATGGGCGGGAGCGTCTTCGCTTCAGCGGCCACGTTACCGTCTTGCGTCACGGCGGGGATGGTGTGGCTTTCAGCGCCCTTGAACAGCAGCGCGATGACCTGCCTGAGCGATGCCTCGCGTTCCGATACGAACGCCACGCGCACGCGTTCGAGTTCCGCGAATCTCGCTTCATCCGCAGCGGTCCAGTTCGTGCGCGCTTTCGGCGCCCCACGCAATGCGCGTGGTGAAACACCGTCGTTGCCCCCCTTCCTCTTCGATGCGGAATCGGGATTCTTGGCGCTGTTCGTCATAGCTGCTTCCATGTTTGAGTTCCGTAAAAGTTAAAGGGTTAAACGCCAGCAGCAGGCCAATGCTGGCGCCACGGTTCACGGCCCTTCTCCATGAAGGGCCGTTTAAAACAGCTGCGTTACTTCCACTGCGATGTGGTGGTGAGCGATTGGGGTCCCTGTAACACTTTCCAGCAAAGTCAACTCGCATAGGCAAGAAATGCCCGCCCCTCGATTTATTGATCGTTATTGTTTAAGGCTCAATGCAAATTCATTGTCACAAAGGATTGCGCCGTTACCGCGCGCCGCTGTAATGCCGGCACCGGCAGTGGTGTGGTGCAATCTGTGGTGGAAACTTTACTCCTCTATGAACCGGAGTGGCGAAAAATCAAACCGAGTTGAATCCGGATTTTTCATGCGGCATTGCAGCAGGAATGCCAGCGGGCGGGAATGATTGTAATAAAACGTATCAAAATGTAAACCGATATTGCCTCCGGCCTATAAAACATGTAGCACCGTTACAGGGTAATCACGTCCCGTTCGCCCCAATATTGTGCTTCAGCCTGTTCTTTCGCCGCGGCATTATCGGAATCGCGCTTCATTGCGGCAACATTTGCAGCGCATTCAATCGCGACTTCCATGTGATAGTCGTCCCAGGTCTCAACGCGCCACAGTGAGTCCTGTAATGCGGGATCGCTTTCCACCAGCTGGCCGTCCTCGTCCTCAACCATCAGCGTCACGATCACACCGACGTAGCGCCAGTCGTCATTGCACCAGCCGCGCAGGAACTCATAGTCGCGGCGCACGGCTTCCTCGCGGATCTCGCCGGCCGTGAGCGGCAGCCTGGCCGGGTCGCGACCGGGAATCTGTACCTTTACCTGCCAGCGCGTCTCTACACCGCTCGGGCTCGTGCTGCTGGTCCACTCCCAGCGATAGCGCGGCCGGCACAGCCGCTCAAGCAGTTCGGCCTTGTGCTCGTCACACAGGCCCCAGCCGTCGCGCTTCGCGATCGCCGTGCTCGCCTGTACGTCGTAGTAGCGTTTGCTGCCACGATCCGAGCACAGCACGCGCTCGCCAGGGCACTTGTCACGGCGGGTCCAGTCAGAGACCACGCCGTGGCCATCGCACTCCTCCCACGGCGGGCCGCTATCGGTGTCGTCCTCGAACTCGACCCTGAAGGTGAGGCCCTCGTGCCCGAAGGTGTCGCCGTGATACAGATTGTTCTTCATGAAAGTCTCCTGGCCATGAAAAAGCCGCCTTGCGGCGGCTGTTGTGGTGGCTGTTGTGGTGGCTGTCTGGTTATTCGGTCGAGGGCTGGAATCTTGGCCCGCTCATGTTGATGTCGATCCGGTAGATAGGGAACCTCGTCGGTATGGTCACGGCGGCCGACAGTCGTGAGGACGCGGTCGCGAGGTACTTCGGCTCGACCATCAGCAGGTGCTCCCCTTTCGGCAGATAAAGATCGACGGCATCACTGGTGCCCAGCTCTGCGGTTCTCTCCCCATCCACATCCAGGAACAGATGCACACCCGAGCCGATCATCGTTCCCCCGTCGCGCACCACGGTGATTTTCTGCTTGCCCTCACCGGGTGTCGTGTGGGCGGTGGAGAAGATGCGTTCAGCGGGGACCTTGTCGGTGTCGGCCAGCGGGGTCAGCGTGGAGCCACAGCCCGCGAGCGCGGCGGTGGCAATTAAAGCGGGAAGGAAGCGATGCATGATTACCCCCTGTCTTGTTAGTTAAAGGTGGGTCAGACGTTGCGGTCGAAGAAGTGACCTTCTTCTTCGTAGAAGTCGAACTGCAGACAGCCAGTCCAGTAATGCTCCCAGTCAATGTAGCTGAACATCGGGTGATCTTCCCCGATCACGCCGGTCTCAACCGCCCACTCCTCGGCGAACGCCTTCGTGCTGTCCCACTTGCCCCGGTAGGCCTCACGGAACTTTTCAACCGTCACGTCCTTGATGTCGCCACCCTGGCAGTCGTTCACGAAGATCATGAACGCGTCGATCTCGTCGTCGCTGTTCAGCTCGCCGAGCTTCTCCTCAAGATCCGCGACCTCCGACATCGACGTGTACTCGCCGATGAGGCCGCGCGGAAAGCCCTCGTGGTCATGAATCGCATACTCTTCGGCGCTCGGTACCTTGCCGGTACCGTGGCACCGGGCGCACAGGTCGACGGTGACAGACTCACCATTACGGAAGGCCTGGAGCGCGTCGATCCGGGTCGGGCCGGTGTAGTTCATCGAGCCGAGGCCTTTCCCGACGATCCAGGCACCGCTCTGGTCCATGCGGATGTCAAAGCCGGCAGTCTCTGCAGCATTCTCCAGCTGCTCTTCGAGCGTGTTCTCGCCCTCGCAGTCGGGGCACGTCACGATGACGTTCGGGTAGGGGCTCGTGAGCAGGACTTTCTCGTTGATCTCCTTTGAGAGATCGTCTTCGTCCAGGCCTTCGGTGTCGATCCAGGCGCCATGCAGCACGCCGTTGTTATACGACGCGAGACAGGCCACGTAAATGCGGCGGGTGGTGGTGTTCATGATGCCTGTTCCCTGGCAGAGGTGTAAACGAAAACAGCGCGTCGATGACGCGCTGTTCTGGCAGATGCGGAATCAAAAAAAGCGCGTCAATGACGCGCTTTTCTATGGGTGATGCGGGCGTGAATGCTATGCGATTGACACACGATCACGTTGAGCGGGTTGCCCGGCCTCAATCTGGTCCGCTGAGACCTGCGCCTGCAGGCGCCTTTCCCGGTTCTTCAGCGCGATCACTTTCGACGACCAGTTCTCACTGGCGCTCTGGGCGACCAGCAGTTCAAGCTGGGTCTCGCGAAGCTGGTTCCTCGCTTCCCGTTGGGGGTTTTTAAATGAAAACAGTTCGGCCAGATAACGCAACATGACAGATCCCTGGTAGTGGTGGTGGTGGTGGTGGTGGTGGTGGTGGTGGTGGTGGTGGTGGTGAAGTCAACTAATGCGGAATGAATCAGGCAGCTTTCTGTTCAGGCTCCTCGATCAGGTACTCGTCGCGATTACCCACGATCCATTGAGGCTGATGGCCACGCCCGCTCCAGGTCCTGCCGCTTTCCGGATCCCGATACTTCGGAGGGGCGACTACCTTGGCCAGCTTGACCGGGAAAGTCTTCTTCTTCGGGTCTTTCCTGGCCTTGACGATTTCGGTTTTCACGAGGCCAATATCAGAGGCCGTCAACTGAAACTCGTTAATAAATTCCTTGACCTGCCTGATCCCCTCCGCGCGTTCAACGAGAAACGCCTCTTCGGCCTGGCGTAACAGGGCTTCAGCCTGTTTTTTCAATTCTTTATAGCTGGCCATTCTTTTACTCCTCTGTGTGCCCGGTTTATCGCACCGGAATGACGCGACGTTGAATAACATCGAGTCGGCACCATACAACGCGCCCGCGCATTTCTTCAAGCGACACAATTGGGGACACATTAGCACCTTTATTATCGGTGCCCAGAACCAGTCCCCGTCCCGCGAGTGGCTCTTCCTTAAAGTCGGGAATCGCGAACCACGCCTGTTCTAACAGATTTCCGAGTAATCCCTCTTCATCGACATAGATACAGTCCTCATTGTCCATGTAAACGACTTCAATCATCTGCACCTGCAGAAGCGCATAGATGGACTCAAGCGAACCATCCGTTTCAACTTCAGTGATCTCGCGATTGAATGGATCAATCAGAAAAGCCTTCATCATTTTTTCTGTCCTTTCAGGCTAGTGCGTCACTTGAAGTAGTGCTGAATCATGCCCAGTGCGAGCACCGCACCCACCGTCCACACAATTACGGTATTGCGGCTGTTGGCGATCGCCACATCGACGTGCGCCTTCAGGCGCGTTTCAAGTCCTGCGATATCCGCCTTCATGATCGGCTCGTCACTCATTTGAAAAAGTGGTTGATCACCCCGGACGCCGATGCGACGAGGATCACCGCCGACCAGATGTGGTTGCGCAGCCGGTGTTCGAGGATGTTCAGGTCGCTCTTGGTGGCCACGCTATCCGACAGCGCCTCGTTGAGCGCTTCAGACAGCGCCTCGGCCGACGCCTCGGACATGTTGCCTTCGGTCACCAGTCGCTTCACGAGCCGGTGCGTGTTGATCATGGTCGTCATTTTTTCCTCTTTTTAGGTAGCAGGTCGTTGTTGATGTCGACCTCGACCGTCGGCTCGTTTTGCCGCTCACGCACGATGGCTCCCAGCTCGTAGTCTTCAAGCCGGTCGAGCAGCGCTTCCCACGCGGCGGCCGGGATCAGGTACGCCACCGGCCTGTTGCGGTTCAGGATGGCAACGGCACACCCGTCTGCGCCGTCGATGACCGCGTTGGGGTTCGCCTTCAGCTCGGAGATGCCGACCGATTGATCCGCCAGAATCTGTTCCATATCAGCCCCGTTTAAAGACCTAAGTATAGGTCTTTCAGGAGGTCACTGTAAAGCCGCACTCCCTCGCCCAGTCGAGGAAGTTATTGGCCCAGCGCGTGTCGCCCAGCTCCCAGCCGCACAGCTCTTCGAGCTTCTCGTGCGGGGACATGGCCAGGATCTGCGCGTCCTGGCTGATGTCCGTCTCGTCAAGATCGCGCCGCTGGCGCAGGTTCTGCAACAGGTCGAGTCTCATATCAAAAAATGTTCACCGTGAACTTTCTGGTTGATGCGTTCGCGTTATCAGGATTGATAGACCAGCCCGTCGTCGCCGATGTAGAGGTCCCGACTACCTGCGCTATCCGCGGCGGCGGTGAGTTTCTCCCCGAGGCCTTCGGCCTCCAGCTCATCGCGGTCCCAATACCCCGCGCCGTGGCCGCAGCGCGTGAGCCAGAAGTCGTGGCCCGCGCGCCCGGGGCTGTAGCCGTTGATCTGCATCGCGGCGAGCAGCTGCGGCTCGGCGAAGTCACAGAAGTCCTTGCACTCCTCGCGGAACGCGGCGGCAGTCTCGGGGGCCAGCTCGTAGCCCTCCATCCCCTCGACCTCCTGCTCACCTTCGGGCAACGTCGGGTCGGTGCCGGTGCTCGACCAGAGCGCAGCCGTTTCGTAGCCCATCACGAATTCCTCGAACCAGCGCTCGCGCGGCGTGTCAACGATGGTCGCGTTCGGATACTGCTCCCGGACCTGCGCGAGGGCTTCCCAGCGGTCCTTCGCGCGCAGGAAGAACTCGACATCACCGTCGGGTTCGAGCGCACGCCAGACGGGCTCGCCCGCACCCCCCCAGTAGGCGCCGCCCTCGTCGTAGTCGCCATCGACGAACGGCAGCACGTGAACGATCAGCTTCACGGGTGTGTCGCGGTCGGTGTGATGTTCGGTGCGCCCCATCGGGGCGCCCCGAGCGCTGCTTACGTCAGAAAGTTTCATTCGCAGGACTCCAGGTGCTTGAGCAAAGCCGCCGTCGCCCTGGCAACGCGCAGTTCAACCTGCGCATGGGCGACCTTGTCATCGGGCCTGCTCCTGATGGTGGTGAGACGAACGCAGCGCGCGGTGGCCATCAGGCCCGCCAGGCGCATTGCTTCGTCGATCTGTTCGCGCGTCATCTATTTTCTCGCGGTGTCGGTCCAGACCCAGTCAAAGCCCCAGTGGCCCTGCGTGTTGCTCAGGATCGTGAGGACGAAGTCGTGGGATTGCAGGACAAGGGCCTGGGTGCCGTCTGCGTGTGAGGTGCGCAACACGTCGCCAGGGTGTTTCATGACCGCCTGCTGGCGTTCGGTGCTGTCCAGAGTCGCCGCAAGCAGCGCGGCGAACAGGTTGTCGTAAAGGTAGTTCATTTCTTCCTCTCGTCAGGTTTCTCCCAGTCCTTCTCGGCGACTGGGTCGGTCGGGTTGTCGTAGCGCACCACAGAGCCGCGCAATGCGTCGAGCGGGTTGTCCTCCGGTTTGAGCAGGTACAGCGAGTAACGCGCGCCGGCCAGCGGACTGCCACAGCACTCGCACGGCGAGCGCGAGAATCCGTCGGTCTGCTCCCCGGCCGACAGGTGGCCACCGTCGCGGGTCAACCCGACCATGCCGTCCTCGCATTCCTTCAGACGGCGGTCGGCCTCGGCGCCCTCGTAGTGGTAGTCGAAGGACGTGGCATCGCCCGTCGCTTCGAGCATGAAGCAGTCTTCGCAGACACTGAAGGTGTCGGTGTGAATCATGGTGTTGCTCCCGTTACGGATGTGTTATATTTAAATATAATAAACCGGAGGTTCCTATGCACACAACCAGTTTGCGCAAGGTGGGTGGCTCAATCATGCTGACCGTCCCTCCCGCGATTCTTGACCTGCTGCACCTGCAGGCCGGCTCGACCGTTGGGGTACGGGTTGAGGGCGAGCGGCTGGTGATTGAGGCGAAGCCGCACCCGCGTTATACGCTGGCCGGGTTGCTGGCCGCGTCCAACTATTCACAGCCACAGCCCCCCGAAGAACGCGAATGGGTTGATGCGCCGGCCGTGGGACGCGAGCTGCTGTGAAGCGGGGCGATATCTATCTGGTGTCACTCGACCCGACCGAAGGGCGTGAACAGCGCGGGCACCGGCCGGTTCTGGTGGTGTCGCCCGCCGAGTTCAATGCCGCCACCAGGCTACCCGTGGTGTTGCCGATCACGAACGGCGGGGAATTTGCCCGTCGCATCGGTTTCGCGGTGCCGATCACCGGGATCAGGACCACGGGCGTGGTTCGCTGCGATCAGCCACGCGTGCTCGATCTTGATGCGCGCCACGCCCGCAAGGTCGACGCCTTGCCACCCGATCTGCTTGACGAAGTGATGGCGAGGCTCGCGCCTATTTTCGATTAACGGAGGGTAAAAATGGCAGCGGCAACAAAGCGGGAAATCGACGCGCTGATCAGGCACGTGAACACCTCGACCAGAGAGGCGAATGCCGCACTCGACAGTGCGCTGGTATTCGTCGCGGAGTCCAACCAGCGCATTGCTGCGATGGAGGCCACTACGTCACAGCGACGGCTCCTGATCTTCCCGTACCGTGCACTGTGACATCGGCCAGGTCTCGCCGTCCTCATCGATCACCAGCGTGTCACCCTCAATGTCCTGGGTCTTCGAGTCATCCCAGTACATCTCGGTCTCGCTGGCCCAGACCGGCTCCAGCCTGCCGGCCGCGTCCAGCTCCCAGCCACTCACGTGGGCACATCCGGGGACATGCTCAAGCGTGCCGATGATCAGGTTGCCGTTTGGGGCATAGAGCTGTTTCATCCGTCCACCTCCTTATGACCGGTTTCGCCGTCAACCTCAAAGCACGGCAGGGTTTCATCGTCGACGGAGGCCTCGCCGAGAATCGGTGAGCCATCCGGCCACGCGCCGAAGTTGCAGTCGGCCGCATTGACGTGCTCGCGCAACATGTCGCGCGCCTCGTTGACGTTGCGCGCCTTGACGCGGATCGCCGCGTAGAGCTGTACGTCGAAGGCGTACTCGTGGAGCTGGTCAGTCGTCATGTCAGCCTCGCAGATGGGCGTCGAGCTTGCGCCCGATCTCGCGGGCCACCGCTCGCCAGGCACGGCCGCTGAACAGCGGCGTGTCGAGCCTGTCGGCCTCTTCGTCGCTGAGCGCGGTGAGGTGAGCGGCATGTTTTGCCAGCGCGTCCATGACGAAGACCTGGGCCAGCGCGCCGTAGTCGCTGAATTCCATGATGCCGGTGAGGCACTCGATGTTCGTCCTGCGACGAACCGGTTTTCTGTTTGCCATGCTGATCTCTCGTGGTGGTGAGATTTGAAAAGTTCACGCTGAACTTTCTAGAAGAGCTGGATTTCAGCGCCGTGCAGCTTGTGGATCAGGCACTGCCGCGTTGCCCACTGCTCGACTTCCTCAAGCGTCTCGATCGAGCGCAGGCGTGTCTCGCGGCAGTAGTCGCGGACCACGCCGTCATCGTTCCTGATCCTGAAGATGACTTGCCAGTTGTTGTCCTTGCGCCATTCGGCGCTCAGGTCTTCGTCGGTGAAGCGACGGGTGATGACGGGAAGGCTCATGCCTGCGTCTCCGCTTCGTAGTGGCCGCGAGCGCGAGTCAGCACTTCTTCGAAGTCCATGTTGTTGCGATCGGCCCAGTGCATCAGGTTCGCGAGTAGATCACCAGGCGCGTCGCAGAGGTCGCAGCTGGTGATGTCCATGAGTCGAGCGAGCGCGGCGCTTGCCCACTCGGCGCGCTCGTCATTCCTGTTGTCGGGATCAGGTGGCAGCGACATGGTGAAATCCTTTCGGGAGTTGAATGGCAACGTTGGCTTTGTAGTGCTCTTCGACGCTCTCACGCACTTCGTCCCAATCGTCGCAATCTGGCCACGTCTGCTCGCCGCAGTCATAGAAGCTGCCTTCATCGACGGCATCGAGACTGCGAACGTGGATGTAGATGACCTCACCGTTGTCTTCAGCGCAGCGGATCTCCTCTTCGACGCTGCCCTCTTCATCGTCGCGTGCCGGCGTCGTGTAGAGCGGATACAGCTCATACGACGGTGTCAGCTCGCACGCATGCACGTGGCGCAGCGAATCGAACAGGTAGGCGCGGAAGATCGCGCCTCCAGCCTTCTGCTGCATCTCCTCGACCCAGTGTTCGGTCTCGTTGCGCACGAATATCCTGAAATGGGTTTTCAAGTCAGTCCTCCAGCAGCATGAAGCCGCAATAAGCCATATCGCCCACGATGATGGCCGGGTGGCCATAGCCGTCTTCGGAGCTGGTCTTTGCTTCGAGCACGCTACGTTTGTCGTCCCACACCTCCCAGCCCGTCATCTGTTGCGCTCCGAGCCAGATGCCGAAGTCGTCGCGCAACTGCACGGTCACCGTGTGCAACCACTGGAAACTGATGACGTTCGGGATCTCCAGCCGGTTGCCGCCCGCGTTACTGGCGATTGCCTCGGACTCAGCCTCGCTGAGGTTCTCCGGATACGGGTAGGGGTACCCGTTGGTCAGGACCAGTTTCATGACTGGGTTTTCTCCGAATAGCGGTTCATCGCGTCGATGAACCACTGCCTGAATGGCTCGCCGACTTCAGCGAGGCTGTCGTAGGCGCACGAGAAGTCAGGGTTGGCCGACATGTAATGAAACTGCATGCCCTGCGGCCAGCTCGCGCGGTAGACGAGGTAATACGAGATGTTGCCGACCAGTTCGTTGTCGACGATCTCGTATCGCTTGCCCTTGTAGGCGCGGCGGATGTCCTCGTGGTGCTCCCACTCGTGCATGTTGCAGAGGTTGGAGCCTTCATCCTTCAGGAAGACCCAGGCTTGCACCCAGGTTCCGTTATCGGCTTCAGACGTTTGCGCGTCATCGTCGATGCGAATGTCATCGCTGGAGTCGAGTGCGTACCTGTCGCGGGCGCGCTGGATCTCTTCTCCGGTTGCGCGCTCCGTTTCGCCCTGGTGCCAGTCGGTTCCCTGCGGGATGCCCAGCGTGTCACCGCCCTTGTATTCGCCGACGAGGATCGACACGTCATACCCGTATTTCTGCCCGTCCAGCTCATCACCATCCCGAAGGTTGCTTTCGGCAATGTTGTGAGCTTCCTGCTCGTCATCAGCAGGGATCAGCATCGAGCACCAGTCCTCACGACCGGTGTCGCGCAGCACAAGGAGGAAGAGATATTTCTTCATTTCCAGAAGTCCCTGTAACGGAGCAGCCGACGCTGCGTGTTGTTGAGTCGCCCATGGTTGCGCAGCGTCTGCCTGAGGATGTAAGTCGAGACCATGCGCTGCATGCCGACCGACGCGAGGCGACGCTTGAGATGGCGAACCTTCACGATGCGTCACCATCAACCACGATCTCGACCTTCATGTCCCACGTGCCATCCGGGTTCAGGAAGATGAAGACAGGATCATGCGTACCGTCCTGAATGACCTGCAGCTTGAGCTGGTTGCTGACTTCGTGACGCTGCGACGTGAGATCCCAGCAATACCTGGAATTGTCGTAGGCCTTCAGCACGTTGACCGCGTCTGCCGGCTTGACCATGACGCTGAGTTTTGCGCTCATGCGACCTCCACAAGCTGGTCGCTGTGCCAGACGGGTTGATGGTTGCGGTACGTCGAGCCGTTGGTGTTCTCACGCTCGATGTAGCCGGTGGCGCCCTCATTGACCATCCGGGTGGCCCAACGGATCGCGTTCTTTTCAGAGGCGAACTCGCGGACCCGGTAGGCGCCCTTTTTCGTGGTCATGCGGGCGCGATAGAGCGGTTTATGTCTGCCCATCAGATTCTCCTGTTGCAGTCACGATGACCATGCGTCCAGAAATGTTCACGGTGAACTTTCCCCTTACTCACTGCGCCCGCTCATCGCGTGCGTGTTGCGCGAACCCACGTGCGGATGGTTCGAGCTGCCGAGGGTGCGCATAGTCCACCGGCCGGTGGTGTCGGGCCAGTCCTCAATGAGCTTCGTGTACTGCTCCAGCATGTGCTGCGTGTAGATGCCCATAATGGCGTCGCCGCCCTTGTACACGATGGCCTTCACATCCGTGCGAACCATCGCGAACTCGGCAATCTGCAGACAGCTGCCGCGATGGAGCATGAAGCTGCCGACGGCGGGCTCACTGTTGACGCGGCTGTTCCATGCGTTCGAGATAACCGTCGTCACCGGCATGCCGAAGTAATCGAGCAGCAGGTCGCGCCCGTCGGCGTTCACATCGCACAGCAGGCGCATTGAGTGGTGACATGCTTCGCCCGTGAGCATGTTGATGCCGAACTGTTCGAGGTGACGCCAGCAATCCACGTGAATCGTTTCCATGACTGTTCTTCCGTTGTGATGAGACGGATTGATGGCCTTACCCGCCGCGTGCGGCTCGCGCTTTTTCTTCGAGTGCGAAATTGATGAGGTTCTGTGCCTGAACGTCCTGCCAGGCTGCGTCCTTCTCCTCGCACTCCTTCGTGAGCGTGCCGTACACGTCGGACGTGTTGTCGATCTCGGCCACGTTGCACAGGAACGCCATCTGGTGGACGATCAGGCGGATCGCTGCGTCGTCGCGCACTTCCTGCGTGCCCTTGTTCTCATTGCGGCACTGGTTGATGGCTCTCACGAGCGCACGGGCCACGCCGCTCAGGTTGCAGGCGCCGCCCTGGATGCCGATGGCGTCGTTGTGGCGGTTGGTGGCCGCGTAGTTCATGTCCTCGAGCGTGTTCTTCGGCCCGGTCCAGGCGCCCGCATCGTCAAACTGGCCGGGTGCCTCGCGCATGGCGCGAAAGGCGTCGCCGAGCAGTTCAGCCGTGGTATAGGACTCGCCGTTTTCCGCCGCGCCGACGATGTCGCGCACGCCGAGGACGAGGTCACGCACAGTGCTTTCGTGCCTGTTCATGGTGGTTCTCCAGAAGCAAAAAAAGCCCGCCTTCAGGGCGGGCCACACGCCAGCAGGCCGTTAGCAGTAGATCCAGTCCTTGTCGGTGCGCACATGCACGTCGACGCGGCCGGTGTAGTCGAGCCGGCAGGAGTCGATGCGTGCGCCCGTCTCGCACTCGAACTCCACGAGCAGCGCCTTGACCTTCATGCCGAGAAGCTGGCCGAGTGTCTTCAGCTCGCGTGCCGAGTACGGCGCTTTCCCGTCGTCGTTCGGCTTCTGGGCCGCGGCGGTGTCAGGCAGGTCGCTGAGATCGAGGTTGATCTCTTCGGGCGGTGCGGCCAGGGTTTCGTTGGCAGTGCTCATGGTCCTGATCCTCAAGAATGCGCGGTGGTGTCGCGCGTTGTGGTGGTTGAACTGCAGGGAACTACGGGAACTACGGTTTGACGTCGTACATCGGGTCGGCATACTTCTCGAAGTAGTGCGCGAAGCCCTCTTCGAGAATGGCCTGGTTGGTGGCATCGGCCAGAAACCACGCATTGGCAAGCGCCGTGGTGAAGTGCGAACCACAGCGCAGCATGTTGTCCGCACGGCGCAAACGCTCCTCACGCGAAAGTTCAGCGTGAACCTTTACATCGGACATGACGGACTCCTCAATGGTGGGACACATGCCGGCGCACCACGATGCGGGTGTCCAGATGGTCGAACCGGATAAGGGCCTCGCGCACGTGCTGCGCGGTGCAGGAGGGGTGATAGGTGACCATTGCGAGCCAGCGGGTGCCGAGAAAGACATCCCAGTCGGTGTGCCGGGTATCGGCCACCGCAGGCTCGTGACGGACTACGGACAAGGCGTTACGGAGCATCATGGTGTTACTCCTTTAAAGACAGGAACTGGCCAGCGCGACGGGTTTTTCAGACGTGACTGTCCTCCTCCAGTGGCAGGAAACATGAGGCGTCACTCACCTGCTGCAGGACGTCGCGGATCTGGCGCACGTGGTGGCGGTTCGCGATGATCGCCGTGCACAGCTGCTGGAGCACCGCGTCCTCCTCCAGCGAGGGCGCGAGCCCGTCATGGTGGCGCTGCCACATCACGCGCAGACGGCTGAGCAGGCGCTGCGGGAGCGCGTGGCGCACCTCGTGCAGCGCCACCTCGCGCTGGGTGCCCGTGACCTTGCCATCGCACGAGCGGAACTGACGGAGTTCTCTCACAGGTCCCACTCCTTCGCGTCGTGCCAGGCCGCGAGGATCTGCGCGATGTCGTACGCCTTTTCCAGCAGCGCCACGTGCACGATCGCATCGAGGTAACGGTCCAGTTCAGGCAGTGCGGCGCGCAGCTGCGCGTCATCGAGCGTCGCCGCGATGAGGGTGGTGAGGCGCGCGGGCAGCGTGCCCAGCTCGTGCCGGTTCGCGTCGGCGGCGTTCGCGAACAGCGTGCCGTCGAGCGCGAGGAATGCGGAAAAAGGTTTCATGTGGTCTCGTCTCCCGTAAAGGTTCACCGTGAACTAGCGTGCCGCCTGGGCCAGGGTGAGGTTGATGGATTCCAGCGAGTGCATGACGGCCTGCGCGACGGGCATGAACAGCACCAGCGCGAGCGCGACCACCAGCACGCTGACGAGGGCGTGCGGAAAAAGCTCCTGCAGAAGGGTTTTCATCGTTGACTCACGGGTTGGTGAATGGGTTGAGACAGGGGAGCGAACCGGTCAACCAGTCCGGACAGCGCGTGATGCAGCGTGTCGGCGATGTAGTCCTTGATCTGGTTGCGGGCGCGGCCGGTCACGCGGATCACGAAGCCATCGGAGAGCGAGGGCGTGACGATGACCTGGTGATGCGACCAGCCGTCATAACCACCGTGGCTGTTCATGTGGTGAAAATCGGCGTTGAAAACCAGCCGGTTCGATCTGCACAGGTTTTCAATTAATGTGACGCCGTTATCAAAACCTGAACCGCATGGCAGGGCGTTGAGCAGGAATGCAAGACGTTCCCGGTAACGCGGCAGGTGTTGATCATGCGCAGGCGTGCCGGCTGGCGCGTTTTCACAGCGCCCGATCGCGGCCCGCAATTGCGCGAGGGCCGAATAAAGCGGAGTCGGAGACATGATTAAGGTCCGTGATGGTGAATGGAGCGGAATTCAGAGCCCACAGCGGGCTCCGGGCCAGTGGTGCATAGGGTGATAACCCCAGGGTTGAAAACAGCGTAAAGAGGCTTTAAAACGCGGCTGTGGTGGGAGCCGTAAAACGGTATGAAAACGCATTAAAACGGGTTAATGCGGTTTCAAAGGTTCACGTTGAACCATCAGGGTGACTCTCGGAGTATTCCGGGGGCCACGCAAGGGGGATCTATCTGATAGTCGGCGGGGTTTCCGGAAAAGGGGGTTCGGGAAAACGGGGCCAGGGACAATCATCGAGTCCGGAAATCAGCTCTTTAAACTTCTTTCATCTATCTGATAGATGAAATTTCCCTAATAAAGGAATGGCGAGTTTATTTGTTGTCCCTTGTTTTTCTTTCTGAAGGGGAAGGGGAAAGGAAGAAAGAAGAAGAAATAGAAGGTAAAACTCCTTTTAAATCAACGCGTTACAGATTGACGTTGATGCAATGGTTGAGGTTTGACCGCGACGATGCCGGAAAACCTTTGTTGTCCCTGGCCCCAGTTTTCCCGGGACCTGATGGCCGGGAGCCGGGGATCTATCTGATAGTTGGCAGCGGTTCACCGTGACCATTCCGGCCTGACTGCCGGGACCGGTCTGATGGTCCGGAACGGCGGCTGGGGATCTATCTGATAGTTGGTGGGGGGTTCACCGTGAACATTCCGGCCTGACTGCCGACAGGTGGCGAACTATCAGATAGTCCGGCTGGAGCGGCGAAAAAACGGGAGCTGGCCAATTCTTACCATTTACTACTATTAAATCGATTTACTAATAGTAAATGGCGAAAAAACTGGAGCTGGAGCGGGCTCCGGCCAATTTTAGTTACCATTTACTACTATTAAACTGATTTAATAATAGTAAATAGCTATCGCCTACCAGTCCAGTAACGGCTGCGCGTTGCGCGGACCCGCGCCCGCCCCCGTACCGGGCCGGTGCCCGCGCCCGCCCCGTGCCACGGCCCTCAGCAGCCCCAGGCCTGTTTCAGGCGCGCGACCTGCGCCGCCAGTCCGGCGTCCGCGGTGGCCTTGTGTGGCGTTGTGGGCGGTTTTGTGGCGCTTTTCCGGGCCGGTTTCGGGTTTTGCCTCTGGCCCTTTTTCTGGCCGTGTTCCGGTCGCGGCGGCGCCTGGCCGTGGCCCCGGTCGAGCGCCACCAGCCAGCCTGGCCGCGGCAGCAGGCCGCGCGCGACGGCCGTGCGCACGTCCTCCACGGCGCGCGCCTGCTCCAGTTTCGCGTCGCGCGCGCCGCGCCGGGCGTCGGCCTGTAGCCGGTCGCGGTAGTCGAGCTGCGCCTCGACGCCGCGCGTGATGCGGCGCGAATACGCGCCAATGGTCGGATCGTGGCTCATGGAGCTTTCCTTTGCCACCTGCCCGTCATCACCAGCACGAGCAGGACAGCAGAGGGCATCAGGCATACGGCGCTGAGTGCCAGGGTCATCATGGGGACCTCCTTTATTTCCGGAAAAGGTTCACGGTGAACCATGGGTCCGGAAACATTGAAAAAACGCGTTATAGCGCCCCGCCGCCGCGCCGAAGGTTCACCGTGAACCTTTGCCTGCGGCCTTTTCAGGCGCATGCGCGGGCACCGCGCGTGCCGGCGGTGCCAGGCGCGTTTTTGCGCGCCAGCGCGGGCAGCGCGCCCTTTATGGAGCGCGCGCACAGGCCGGCGCTTTTCAGCGCCGGCCGTTGCTACGGGTTAGCGGGTCAGACGACTTCGGCGAATTTTTCGGCCGCGACCTGCTTACGCGACTTGCGCGCCTTTTTTCCTTCTTCAACCGGCAATGCTTCGATCGGTGCTTCGATCGGTGCTTCGATCGGTGCTTCGATCGGTGCTTCGATCGGTGCTTCGTCCGCGTTATCGCCCGTCCAGTCGATAGCCGCCTGCACGTCGGCAAGAATCGCAAGTGCAAGCGCTTTGCGTGCTACTGGCGTATGGCCCGCCAGTACCGCGCGGATGGTTTCCGCAAACGCGAGCGCATTCGACAGCGCAACCGTTGCTTCGTCGGCTGTGACGTCGCCCGCATTAGGGTCATCCCCTACCCCCTTGGGACCCTTGCCCGCGTCGCCCGCGTTCGATTCGTCGGGCGTGCTGTCGGGCGTGCTGGGAGCCTTTTTCTTGCCGGTCGAAAAGCCGAACGCGGTATACAGTTCCTCGCACGTCTGCGCACCGATGGACGGGCCAAAAAACCACCCCGCCACTAAATCGCGTGCGGCTTCGTCGGTTGCCGCGTCGCAAATCGCGCGAATCGGTGCGCCCTTGTCTTCGCCCTTCTTGCAAATCCCGACGGACTTTTCCGCATAGCGTTTGGCTGTCGGGAATGCCTTGTCAAACATCACTTTCTGCTGTGCCTGCCCGGCGGCCGCGTAGACTTCCGCGCCATTGCGCGCCTTTGCAATCCCTTCGGCCAGTTCGGCCGTAAAGGTTGCGGCATACCCGCGTTCGGCAAATCCGCCAACACGAAACACGGTTGCGACTACTGCGGCAATGGTGCGCACGGTTGCCGTTTCATTCAGCGCAACGGCGGACGAAGCAAACGCGACATATGAAACCTGATTTTCAGACATTTTAAACTCCTTGATTAGTGCGCTATTCGCACTGATTTAGCTGGGTAAATGTTCACCGTGAACATTTTCTAACCCGTTTGAAAATGTTCACCGTGAACATTTCCGGAAAGGTTCACGCGTGAACCGGATTGGCGCACGTTTCCCCCGTCCCCGTGGCCAGGGGTCCCGTATTTCTCGCCACGTAAACAGGATACCACCATTTTATTAGCCCGGAATGGCTGAGAAGGGAATGACCGTTAATCCCTCCAGTTTCAAATTCGGGATTTTCAAACAGTGCTATCGTGTATATAACAAGATAGTGGGATTTTTATGGGATTTTTATGTTGTCCATACCCCTGTGCGGCCACCGGACGCCC